CCTTGTTGCCGACCTCGCTGCCGACCTTGTTGCCGACCACGCTGCCAACTCCGGTTCATCTCCGCTAATGGCGCGATTGAGTAGCTCAATAGTTTTGTCAATAGCCGTGATTGCCTGCGGATAGTCCTCACCATTGAACTGAGTTTTTTGACGCTTTAACCAAAAGACTTGAAACTGATCGAGTAGTATCATCTGCGTCTGCTCGTCTATTCCTTCTGGCATTGCTGACAAGAATTGCTCCGGCCAATTCATCGCGTCGGCTGGTGCTAATGCTTCAAAGATATGGTCTTCAAGTCTGGCCAATCCTTCGACCATGCCTAGCTCTATTGGGTATCTGGAGTGGTCGTAATTTTCTAGCGTGCAACCAACTGCACAGCCTTTTCCATTCTCCCATCCCGTTTCCTGAATCAGCTCATCAGCTAGTCGATGCGCTTTTACTCTAGCAATATACTTGGATTTAATGGACGGGTCGTTGTGGTATGTTTTCATTTTAGTGTTCATAAGTTTTTGTCGAGTAGCGCGAGAATTGCGAACCAGTTTTCTTTGGTCTTGAAGTAAATTTCCATCGTCGTATCAACTAGGTAGATGTCTATGCCGAATAACAGAGTGTCGTCCTTGTAGGCGTAGTAGCCCTTAAAATCGATCTGGTTGAACGTGAACATTACGTAGCCGTCCACATAGACCTTAATGCGTCCGTTGTAGATTTTGAAGTCGTAGGTGTGGTTGGTGTGGTCGGTCATAGTTGAATCAGCACATTGCTTATTGTTGCGATAACGTGAGCCGGAACAATGACCCAAACGGCCAAGGAAGCGATTAAGACAGAGCGCGTGCGGCGATACAGGAACCATGTGCCAATGATTGCCAGCGGCACGGTGACAAGGAACTCACGCGCTATCATGCCGTTTAACAATCCGTAGCGTTGCTGGAAAACAAGCGCGATGTAGTTTGCCTCGGTGCATCCGGTGGAGATACCGCTCATGGTTGTCGCTATGTCGGCTATTGCGCTGACTGCGAGAGCAATGGATGCGATGAAGATTGGATTCTTGAGCATCATTGTCACTACGGTTGTTGTGTTGTGGATTGAGCTTTCAATTTTGCCTCGCGCACCTGCAACCGCTGCGCCCGGCGACCCGCTTGCATCTTTGCGGCCCATTCAAGCCGTTGTTCCTTTGTCATACCTCGCCAACGGAGTTTCCCTCCATCGGAGTAGCATTTTACTTTCCAAACGAGTTTGCAGCGAGGACATTTCATAGATGTGTGGACGTAGGTAATATGATACTTTGCTAGTAAAGTCAAGAAGATTTATTGAAAAAAGATTTGACGGATGGAATGGGCATGGCAATATCCGCTCAGTTCGCAGATCAAGAGCGATGCTAATCTCTTGGGAGTAATCCCGAAACCGCGTTGTGCTTGATCCACAGCGCGGTTTTTCTTTGGCCTTATGTCTCGGCATACGCACAAAGAGCCAAGCGGCGACCTCGATAGATTGCACCAGCGTGAGGGGTGCATAAGCAAGAGCGGACAGCAACGATAGCCGCGCACAGGGGACGCACTCTAAAGGATGCGCGTGATAGCCTTGTGGTTGATAAATCGAGAAGGGTTCAATTCCTTTCATCTACCGTCATTCCTGCGCAAGCGGGAGAGTTCATGGACCAAGCCATTACCGGATGACCGAGTGGCGGGTGCTGACGAGTCTATGCGTCCTTCGGGACGGTGTTACGGAAACCTTAGCGGAATACCTCAGTCGGGCTGTTTCTTTCAACATTTCCAACTCATCTAGCAATAGGTGAGTTGTGCCCGTATTCCTATGCCGTGTTCCTCGACAGGCTATCCCCTTCTACACCGGATACACCTGCTGCCCTGCATCCCTATAACCCTGCTGCACTTTACCCCGATAAAAGGTATTGACGTAATCGTTAAACCCCGTAAAAGGTTAATGCGTATATGGGATTACCGTTTGACATTTTGACCGGGGATTTGACTGATGAGCAGTTGAATGAACTGGCTGACGAGCAGATTCGGCGTGAGCGCGAGGATCGGTTTCTTGCTGCATTGGAGCAGGAACGTGAACAGCGTAACGCTGAACCTGTTTTTTCGATTTAAAGGTTATGCCGTCACTTGCTGAAACGCAGGCGAAGGACAGCATCGGGCTTCCCCGATTCGAGGAACAGCGATGCGGGGCGATGGTGAATCATGTAAGGGATAAACGGCTGCTGGAATCGGAGCCGCCTGATTGCACGGGATGCGGTATTGTGATAGCGGGTGGAGGGAAATATCTGTCATGGAGTTGGGTGTTATGCCGGAGGATACGGGAATTGGGGTGCGAGTTGCCGATACAGGTGTGGCACATAGGAGAGAAGGAGATGCCAGTATGGGCCGCAAAGAGTTTTGCAGAGATGGGGGTAGAAACGGTCAACGTATTCAACGTCCTAAAGAAGCATCCGGTTCGGCATATGAGCGGCTGGGTGTTGAAGAATTACGCTGTCACGCATAGCCCTTGGCGTCATGTTATGTTCATAGATGCCGATTGCTTTCCCGTGGTGAAGCCGGAAACGATATTCCAGTTGTGCAAGGGCAAGACGTTATTTTTCAATGATGTGAAGCCGTGTCATCCGAGTCGCTGGGGATACACCTATTGCGGGTTGCTGCCGGAGATCGAGTGGGAAACCGGGCAGTTCATAGTGGACAAGGTTGAGGGATGGATGGGGTTGCGGTGGACGGGCTGGTTGAATGAACACGCCGACACATGGTTCAATATGCTGCACGGCGACAAGGGCACGTTTGAGCTAGGTTTTCGGATGAGCGGGGTTCCGCTGCTGATGGGGGATGCGCCAAGATGGGGTGGATTCGGTATCGCGCATAGCTATAAAGGGGTTGCCTGTTTCGAGCATTGCATGGCAACCAAGAGAAACGAGCATCCTATGTTCCCGTGGATGAAGAATCTGTTTAAGGAATGGGATGCGGTGAGTCTAGGGAAGCAGAAATAGCTACCGCCCGCTATACACGCTCCGCTGCTGCACCCCGTATTTCCCTGCTGGTTGTCCCTTCTTCAAATAGTCCTCCGGGTTGAACGGCTTTGCTTCCCGCTTCTGCTCATACCCTGCAAGCCCGTTACGCATTGCCAGATGGATCAGCAGACAAGCGGCATCAGCGTGATCCGGCGAACGACGAATCCGTTCCTTCATGTCCTTCTTCCGCTCAATCGTCATGCGCTTTTTCTCGTCTGTGCCCATTTTGCGGGCGCATAGTTGCTTGGTGGCGTTTGATTGACTATTCATCCCTCCAACCGCCCTATTCATCACCGCAAGACGGGTAGTGCCCCATATCTGACACACCATGTTGGCGAACATCTCGCGAGCCTTGCGCTTCTCGCCAGGAATCACGATACGGTTTTCAGCGATGCCGGAGAACGAGATCGCGTGAACGGTGAGGCTGTAAGACTGCTCACGGGCTTCGCGCTCAATGTGCTGCAAAAGGATACCGCCGTCGCCCGTAACGTCCAAAGCGAGTTCGTGGCAGCTTCGGCTACGGCATTGCTCGATTACCAGCTTGGCGATCTGCACTTCAAAGGCTTCTTTCGATTGCTTCGGGACAAGCGGCATCGCGTCACGCTCAAGTGAGATCATGCGCTTGTAACGGGCATCAATGTCGTCCTCATGCCTGCCGGAACCCATTTTACCAAACTGGATGACAGAAGGATCGCCCCCTGCGCGGAAGCCAAGGTCAAGTCCTGCAAGGGTGGACAGGTTGTTGTCCTGCCAGTTGATTTTCTGGAATGCACCGCAAGACTCCATGAGTTTTCCCGTGAGAACCTTGTCCGACACATCCACGGAAGGAGGGAAACCATAGAATTGCTTCCAATACATCGGCGCGTCCTCGCCTCCTGCATCCGATAGAATCTCTTTACGGAAGTTCTCGTTCATCAAGCGCGGGAACGGCATCTTACCTTCCTCCTTGAAGTTTGGAGACTTCGCGCCATTGAAGTAAAGGCATAGACCGGATGAAGTGGGCCAGCTATCCATCGTATCCTTGTCCAGCGATTTCCAGCCATCGGGATACTTGTCACCAAAAGGGGCGGCATCAATATACATAGGGTCGCCTTCTTCTGGCGCATTGCCGAGTCCGATGAACTGCGAGAACGGGTTCGTGTTCAAGTTTACGCGAGCCGTCAATACGCCAACGTCCATAAACGGAAACTCGTCACAAATCCAAATGACATTCTCGTTTTTACGTCCAACGATGGATGCGACTACATTCTTGCCCTCCTGCCCCGGCTTGATGTTGATGCATTTGATAACGTCCCTGAAGTCGCGCTCCTTCACCCCGTCATCATCGCGCACTTCTTCATCCAGCGTAATCAGGTGGAGGGAATCAATACGCTTGCCGATTTTAAACTTGTCAGCTTTGTGCAAATCTTTCACCGCACCCCATGTTCTCGATTCGCCTGCTTCCGCTGATGTGGTGGACAGGAATACGGATGTGTTGAAAGGTCGCGCCTTCCAGATTGTGTAGGCGTAGGCTGCTGATGCTTGGGTTTTGCCAGATGAGCCACAACCCATGAGCAGCAAACGGCGGGAGAAGCAGAACCCTTTTGCCATGCGGAACAGCCAGTGATTGAGGATGCCGTCATTCTCAAACTGGATCGTCTCCGGCCATTGCTGCATCCAGCATAGGATCAGGAACTCGTATTTGAGCGGGTGTTTGTGCGGGAGTGCGCCGAATGTCGCCAGCAGGATTTCGTATTCCGTCGCATCCCGCCCCTCCTGCCGCCGAACATCCGGCGACAGGAGTTGCATTTGCTCATCGTAGAGCGATTCAGCGGCGGCAGAAGGTCGCCAGAGCTTTGTGATGCACGGTATCAAGAGAGTTTGGGATACTTGGCATCATATACCATGTGAACGAGTTTGCGCAGGGATTTTCCATTGGGGTTGATGCCGATCTTGAACGCTTCGGCTGCAACACCGTCAAGCCCCATAGCCATGATCTGCTTGAACTCCGGCGTCATCTGCGGGGCAATGCCCTTTGGACGAACGCCGGGCGCAGGAAGCGTGGGATGAGTCGGTGGCGGGGTTGGTGCGGGAGTCGGGGCAGTTGGGGTGATTGGTGCGGGCTGCGGGGCTGCTGCGGCTGGCGCGGGTGCAGGTGCGGTAAAGGATTCCTTTACAACTGGAACAGTGGTGGCGGCAACCTTGACCTGTTTCGTCTCCGGCAGCGAAGTCGGCCAAAGGATTGAGAAGGTTCCCGGCGTAAACGGGGCAAACCATGCGCCCTTCAGACTGTTTAAGAACTCAATCCAACTTTCGGGTTCGTAGTGGTCGCTATGCTGCGTCACCTTCATGTTCGCGGCTGGCGGATTCTTCACGAAGTCACCGAACACGCGCTGAAAAGCGGATTCCTGCTCGGCGGCAGTCATCTTCTTGTAAGCGTTCTTTACGGATTCCGCTTTGTCGAGGATAGCGGCATCCAGCTTGAGCTTGTATTGCCCGGCTCCGGCGAAGTCGAGACGACCAGCGCAGGCTGTCATCGCGTCGTTGATGTCGCGGATAGCTACGTCATGCTCCTTTGCGGCAGCAGCGGTATCTACGAGGACGGCAGGGCTGAACACCAGCCACACGCCTTCCGTGTTGAGTTTCTTGATTTCCCGTGATGCCGTGGCTAGTGCGGCGATGTCGGGTTGAGTTTGAACGAGTAGGATTATGTTTCGCATAAGGCGGGAAAAGTGACAAAAAAGAATATTTAGTGCAATTTGTTATTGACGTTCATTGAGTAAAAGGGTAATCGCGTAAATATGAACTTGTTCAAAAAGTTGTTTTCAACCGACATTCTCGACAAAATCCCAAATATCCTTAGCGACGATTCGGAGGGTAGAAGGGAACGAATGAGGGAGTTGCTTGAATTGCTGCCGATGCAATTATTGGTAAAAATCGAAACAATAGAAGATTGCGAAGGCGTTTTAATCGTAACATGGAAACATAGCTCCACGGAAAGTCAGCGTAAGTTGATAGAGATTATTTGGACTTACATTTTTGCACAAGGATTGGACTCAACAAGACATAACGGCAAGCCCCCGATGCGAGCCAGAACAGTAGCACAATCTTTTCTACGCGACTCACATTGAGCAAGCTACCCACATACGAAGAAAAGCCGATCCCGACAAGGGTACCGATTACCAGCTTCGGGGAGATCATTGATCCGCGCCTTGCGCTAACACAGTGTAAAAGTGGATTCTCGTTTGTAGTGGATACGCACAAGTTTCGGCAGCGGGTTATCGCGTATGCTCGCAGACTTGGAATTGAAGTGAAAACCGCAAAGAACGGCACAGGGAGATTCGACATCTGGCGTATATGAAAACCACTTGGACGCATAACCACTACAACCTTGGCGACAATATGCTGTTCCTGCATCTGTTGCGCTCGATTGCGAAGTCGCATCCCGATCATTGGTTCATCCATTTCTGCAACGGGTGTCACTTGGAGCCGCTACGCGACATGGTGCTGGATTTACCGAACGTAATGCTCGATTCATTCGATGCAAGGTCGCTATGGGACAACATCAAGGACGTTTCGATTGATACATGGAAGAACGCTGGCGCGGGTGAAGGGAAGCTGGGGTTTTGGGAAAGAAGCAAGTTCCGTTGGGACTTCTCCAATTTCTATCTTGAGCATTACGAATGGACGGCAAAACGGATGGGCTTCAAGTCGCCATTTGCGATCAAGGAACATTTGTTGTTCGATTATCCGGGGTTGGAGTCGCCAGCCACAAGGAATGCGTTTGACTTTCTCATCATCAACTCGGAGCCATGCAGCGGGCAATTCGGCCCAATGAAGCAACACGGCAGCGGGTATCTCGATGAGCTGATTCTCGACTTGGCAACAAGGCATCGCGTGATTACCACGAACAAGGTCGGTAATCTGCCATGCACCCGCGCACCTTTTGTCGCTAATCTAAGCGTCACGGAAATCGGGCAAATGTCATCGCGCTGCCAGCATCACCTTATGGTTGCATCCGGCCCTATGTGGCCCACTATTAACACGCACAACAATCACAACAGAAGCGGCAGGATGCGAATTGCGCTTCTGGACAACGGGGAGCAACTAAATCTGCCGGAAATCTATCAATGCGCGACAGTGGATGAAGCGCGACAACTCTTATGCAGGGAAGGACTGTTATGAATTACAAGGAATCGCTCACAAATCAGATAAACTCGTTCGCCCGCGATCCGCTTGCCCGCTTTGTCGGCTACGGGCTGCTCAACGGAAAGGGGGGTAACGGCACGATGAAGGAAATCCCGAATGATAGGATATTTGAAACAACGGTAGCCGAAAACCTGATGATGGGCATGGCAATGGGACTCGCGTTAAAGGGGCTTCGGCCAATGGTGATACTTGAGCGATTCGATTTCATCGGCAACTGCTTTGATGCGCTGGTCAATCATATTGATAAAGCGGCAATCATCAGCCGTGGTCAATGGACTCCCGGCGTAATCGTTCGCGTGGTAGTCGGGAATAGCCGGAAGCCTCTGTTTACGGGAGCAACTCACACACAGGACTTCACGGCAGCGTTTCGCAAGATACTTCGGATGCCAGTGTATCGGGTTACAACGCCCGACGAGGTTGCTGCGGGATACGAGGCGGCAATTGCAGATCAGAAGCAGAATCGCAGCACGATGATCGTAGAACTGAAAGACAACCTGTAATGGCAAACTTTGACGCAAATAGGTTCGCAAGCAAAAAGGTCGAATGGCCTACACCTGATAGCGTATTTGAGCCGCTTAACCGCGAGTTCGGATTCACGATTGATGTATGTGCTACTTTGGAAAATGCTCGTTGCTTGAACTACTTCACCGAGGAAATGGACGGATTAAAGCAGGAGTGGAGCGGGGTATGCTGGATGAATCCGCCATACGGACGAAAGATGCTCGATTGGCTACGAAGGGCAGCAAAGGAACGCGACAACGGGGTTACTACGGTTGCCCTGATTCCGGCCAGAACAAATACGGGGTGGTGGCATGACATCGTAATGCCCAACGGGGAAGTGCGATTCGTGCGTGGTCGCCCTAAGTTCGGTGGTGCAGATCACGGGCTTCCGCAACCGCTTGCTATTGTCGTATTCAGAAAAACCAACCCATGAGCCACAAAGCCGCAATCCTGACACAACTGAACTCGCCCTTAGAGATATGGGACATTGAACACGCATCAACGTCATTCGGCAAAACCTGCGCCACTGGACAGGTGCGCGTGGAAATGCTGATGAGCGGCATCTGCGGCAGCCAGCTACAAGAGATTGCAGGCAACAAGGGCAACGCCGGATTCATCCCTCACTTGTTAGGGCATGAGGGATGCGGGATTGTCCGCGAAGTCGGGGCTGGTGTTAATGTTCAACTCATCGGCAAGAAAGTCGTCTGCCACTGGCGCAAAGGCGAAGGCAGCGATGCCTATCTGACCGCTCGCTACGAGACAGGCGGCGGCAGAACCCTTGGCGGTGGTCACGTAACCACGCTCTGCGAATCAGCCGTGGTCAGCCGCAACCGTGTTACCGTGGTTGACGACGATGTGCCTATGGAGCTTTGCGCGTTGCTCGGATGCGGACTCAGCACGGCACTAGGAACCGTGGAGCAGGAAGCCAAGTTGAAGTTTGGCGAGAGCATCCTGATCATCGGGTGCGGGGGTGTGGGGATGAATCTCATCCAAGCCGCAAAGCTGTCATGCGCCTTCCCGATTGTTGCCTGTGACGTTAATTTGGATAAAAAGTCAGCGGCAATGTATAATCAAGCTACCCATTATATCAACATCAGTGAACCATTTGAACATCCAGTGGAGAAGTATGACGTAATCGTGGATACAACAGGCAACATCCAAGCAATCGAGGACGGGATACAGCGGCTCGCCAGCGGCGGCAGGTTCATCATGGTCGGACAACCGAAGCCGGGACAATCCTATCGCGTGTTGTCTGCTCTCGATATGTTCTTTGGCGAGGGCAAGACGATTATTGCTACGCAGGGCGGCGGGTTTCGACCGCATCTCGACATCCCGCGCTACGTGAATCTCTGGCGTTCGGGGTTGCTGGATTTGACGGGAACAATTTCGCACAAGTTGCCGCTGGAACAGATTAACGATGGAATAGACCTAGTTCGCAACGGATTGGCTGGTCGAGTAATGATTTCTCTGAAATGAAAACAATACCGCTCACACAGGGGAAAGTTGCAATTGTGGATGACGAGGATTACGAGATATTAAACCAGTTCAAGTGGTATGCGGAAAGGCAAGGAAAGACATTCTACGCAAACAGGAAAGCTCCGCTATCACAATCAAGAATTACAACCGTGATGCGCAGGGAAATCAGGATGCACAGGGAAATAATAAATCCGCCCACTGGTTTTTTCTGCGATCACAAAAACGGGGATGGCTTAGACAATCGCCGCGCTAATTTGCGCATTGTCACCAATGGACAGAATCAGTTGAATAAAGGGAAATACAAATCAAACACAACTGGCGCAAAAGGCGTTTTCATGGATCACGGAAAATACAGAGCCGAAATCAGGAAGGACGGAAAAAGAAAGTATCTTGGTATGTTCAAAACAGTAGAAGAAGCATCAGCCGCATACCAAAAAGCAGCTAAAGAACTATTTGGAGAATACGCAAGAGCATGAACTTACACACGAAAGAAAGTCTGATCGCTTTTGAAAACCGAATCAAGGGCTTATGGGAAGAAGGGGAACTGCCTTCCCTCCTGCACTTGTGCGGAGGTAACGAGGATGAACTGATCGAGATTTTCAAGCGCATCAATCACAACGATTGGGTATTCACCAGCCACCGCGCACATTACCACTGTCTCCTAAAGGGGATGAGCGAGAAGCAGCTTGAGCAGGAGATACGCGAGGATCGTTCCATGTTCGTGTTCAGCAAAGAACTGAAAATCTATCAGTCGGCAATCCTTGGCGGCACTTGCGGCATTGCGGCTGGCGTTGCTGCCGGAATCAAGCGGGCAGGCGGGAATGAACGGGTGTGGTGTTTCCTCGGTGACGGGGCATACGAGAACGGGCATCTGTTTGAGGCCGCGCTATACGTCACAGGCCATGAATTGCCATGCACCTTCATCATCGAGAACAACAACAGACAGGTGGATACCAGCATTAAGGACAGGCGCGGGGATAACTCGCTTGCCTTCTCCATGAACGCGCCATGTGTCGAGGAATACTACTACGATCCAACGTATCCCCATGCGGGTAGCGGTTGTAAATCCATCATCACTTTTAATCGAACCACGCCGCTACAATGAAAACGCTCATCGGGATAGTCTCATACGGCAACCTGCCATTCCTGCAACTTGCTGTGCGCGGCATCAAGGAAACACTGACAAAGGATGCTGATATTTTGGTGGTAATAGCAAAGCCAGATGATCATGCGATGGAGGAATGGCTGTCAGCCGGATTTATCAACTACATCCGAAACACCGAGAACATCGGGTTTGCCGGAAGCATCAACGACATTTTTGAGTATGCTTATTTCGCCAACCAATACGACAACGTGATCATCATGGGGAATGACGTTATTCCTTATCCCGGCGCACTAGATGCCATGATCAACTGCGCAGAAACAACCGATTGGGAATGGATATGCGCCTCACAGTTTGACTCAAAATCCCTTGTAGCCCGCTACCCCGAATCCGCGCAATACTTCAAGGGCAACACGCTAGAGTTCACAGACTTTGACGCAAGACCGTGGGAACTGCACAAGGAAATCCATGCACCGAACATTGAGCCGGATTCGCTGAAAGACGTTCGCAATCTCGCGCTGTTTAAGCGAAGCGTATTCGATAAGACGGGATACGCCGATGTGAACTTCTGGCCGAACGCATATTTTGAGGATAACGATGCCGCGAGACGTGCGAACCTATGCGGGGTGAAGGCGTGCGGACTCAGCGAGGCAGCATACTTTCATTTTTGGAGCCGCACCATCCATCAGGGCGAGAATCGGCAGCACTCCAGATATTTTGAGCGCAACCTTGCTCACTACATCCACAAATGGGGCGGGGCGGTTGGCGGTGAAAGCTATTCACAGCTTTATGACGGCAGGGGTTTTCGGTTGTCACCCGATATCTTTCTCGCGCCTGACATGAGGATCGCATCACGGGAGCAGGAGCAAGCGATTATTCAGTATTGGTCAACGCTATGATCCCGAAAATCATACATCAAATCTGGATTGGGAATAAAGTGATTCCAGACAGGGAGTTCACTTGGGTTGCTCAAATGAACGAGATGAACAGGTCGTCTTGGATTCATAGATACCACGGCAACGAACTACTGGAACGCTACGGGCAAGACCCCTTCATCAAATACATGGTCGCTAAAAAAGAGCGCATAGCCTTCATCACGGATCGCCTGCGCGTGCTGCTGCTTCAAGAGGAAGGCGGCATCTACGTGGATGTGGACAGCCAGCCGATACGCCTTTTTGATTCGATTGACGTATGGAATCGGTATGACTTCGTAGCTGGGTTGCGCTCGCCATTCCGCAAAGACGTAGCACTTCATCGCGCCGTCCCGATTGTGGACAACACCCTCATGGCATCCGTTCCAAACGGCAGGATGATAGGGATTATTGCCGCTCTGTGGACTCCTGCGCAAATCACTTCTGCCAACCACGCGATTAACGGTCATAGGACAGGGCTTGCAATTATCGAGAACTGCGATTACACGACTTGTTTGCTTAACCATCGTTACATATATTGCGAGCAAAAATATCCCGAAACACTGATATTACACGACACGCACAACCTTGGAACATGGGCAAAAAACTGATATGCCACGCATCAAAAACAGATCAATGGTTCCGTCAATCCCGATTATATGGAGGGACGGAAAACACCTTGTAGAATGGCGCACCGTGCATGAGACGTTCAATCAGTGGGTCGGCAAAGTGAACTCCTATTGCGCGGCAAACGGAATCACCGCGCCGACAGAGGATCAGCTAGACGAACTAGCCTGCACGCAATTTCCGCATCACATATGCACCGGATACAGGAATTACCATGCTCCAGTAATGCACCGGAGCGGCGGTTGCTCAAGTTGCGGAGGAAAGCGATGATCGAGTTCCTTCTACGCATCGTTATCGGGTGTCTTGTTATTACGGGCGCATGGGCGGCGTGTGGCAAGGACATGATTCTTGAGCCGATTGCCGATGCGTTAGAAGTGATTCTGCCGAAGTGGTTCTGCAAGCCCCTGTTCCTCTGTCCTGCTTGTATGTCGAGCGTGTGGGGCACGACTGTCTATTTTTACACGGGAGGAAATGGTTATCATTACCCTCTCTACCTTTTCGCGCTTTGTGGCGCAATGCACCTGATCTCAATCCGCCTGCTCTCCAATGACTGACAATAATTCACCCGCTGACACAACGCCACTCAGCGTTCAAACCGTTGATTCAAAAGGCAAAGCACCCAAGCGCAGGGTAGCGACTACTACCGCTGCATGGTCGGCATACGTTGAGGCGCGTAACGCCAACATGAAGCGGGATCAGCGGTTTGCGGACATTGCAGGCATCTATGCAGGGTTTCCGCCAACGCCGCCAGCGACACAAGAAGCAAATGGGCAGGCGGATATGCCCAACATCAACACGAAGCAGTTTCAAGCTAAGGTGGACACCTACCGCTCAACGTGGATGGCTATGTCGGCACAGGGCGACGGCTATGCCGAAGTCATGGCAGAACATGACGACTCAATGGAAGCTGAACGTCGCGGCAAGGTTGTTACGGAAGAAATGAACTCGGCTATCCGGCGATGGGACAACCCTGATTTTGAGCAGGGCAATCAGTATATCCTAGAGTCAGCAGCACGGGATACGCAGATGGGGCTATTTGGTATTGGCATCGCGTTCTTCCCTGATTCCATAGATTTCCGGTTCAAAGTGATTCCGACGCGCAGAGTGCTATTACCAGAGGGAACGCGCCTCTCAATGGACAACTGTTCGGCAATGTGGATCGAGGATCAGATTTCAGTGACAGACCTTTACGGCAGATGCGGGATGGCGGGATGGAATGAAAAATCAATCCTTCGTAATCTTTATGAACACGTAGAGCTAACGTCGCAAACCAGCCAGCGCAGGTTCACGTATAGCGAATGGGTCAATCAGATTCGCAACAATGACGCATGGCTTCTAAGCGAGTTCCTTCCGATTCGGTTGATTCATATGTTCACCAAGGAGTTCGACGGGAGCATAACGCAAGTCACATTTACTGACCTATTCGGCACGGGACGCGCCGACGAGACAACAAAGGACGAGGATGCCAATTCGTTCATCTACGAAAGAACTAAAATAGCGAAACGCTGGCAGCAGATTATCGTTCCGTTTGCGGACAATGCAGGGCCGGAGAACGATTGGCACGGGGTAAAGGGATTTGGCGATCTCATTTTTGACGGATGCCACTTGAACAACCTGATGTTCAACAGAGCGGCAACGGGAGCCGTGCTGACGAATATGCTGATGTTTAAGGGAATGTCAGAGTCAGATACGCAAAAGCTGGATCAAATCACCCTATCGAACCTTGGCATTATGGCTCCGGGGCTAGAGATGGAGCAGCAACGGTTTCAAGCGGACATTCAAGGTGCGCTGTCTATTGTGGGAACGGGCAGTCAGTTAATATCGGAAAACACTCGCATCAGCCCGCAGAACGACAAGACGACAACAGGGGAGCAACCAACGGCAACACAGGTAACAGCAGATAGGGCAGACAGGGCGCAGTTTTCCACGTTGCAGATTATGGTGTATCGGTCAGTCGGACTCGATGTGCTTTTCAGCGAGATGTATCGCAGGTTGGCGCAACCAGCGAGCAAGTATCCCGAATCATGGGGCGGCGGCGAAGTCGCAAAACGGTTCCGCGACAGGTGCAAGAAGCGCGGCATTCCAGAGGGAGAGTTGATGGATGTGAAGTGCGTTCGCGCTAACCGCAACATTGGCAGCGGAGATTTGTCGCTTGATTTGATGAAGGGCAAGGAACTCATGGGCGTAGCAACTCCAGGCAGGGGGCAGTTGAACGCAAGGAAGGAAATCGTGGCTGCACTCAAGGGAGTGGAAATGGTATCGGCATTCGTGGAGGAAGAAGAGCCGCAGCCCGGACAGGATGCAGTTCAGATTGATAACGAGAACAACCTGATTCATCTCGGTCAGGTTCCGATTGCCTACGGATTCCAAGATCAGGAGCGTCACGTATCAAAGCACATGGAATTGCTGTCACAAGCATCACAGGTAGTTCCGCAAATCATGGAGCAAGGTGTCAATCCGCAGAACCTAGAAGGCGCGAAAAAGCTGAACATACTCATGGACGCAGGAGTGCAGCACGTAGGCCAGCACGTTCAACTTATGGCTTCAATTCCACGCGCAGGTAATCAGCCCGCGCTTTACGAGCAGATGGTTGCCGCAATTACTAAGCAGTTGAACAACCTGCAACAGTTAAGCACATCGCTGGCGGAAGATATTCAGAAAGCAGACGTTCAGCAGCAACCGCAGGCATCGCCGGAAATGATGAAAGCGCAGCAGGATATGCAGATTAAGCAAGCGCAAGCTCAACAGGAGATGGCACTCAAGGATCAGGCTCACAAAGCCAAGCTCGGCAATCTCGCTGTGACGACACAAGCGCGGACTCAAATGAAGTTGTCGGATCATCAGATGACGCAGGCGCAAAAGGATGAGCAGAAACGGCAGGATTTGCTTCACCAACAGGCGCAGGGAGCGCAAGACTTGACTCTTGGAGCGGCAAAGGCGCAGCAGGATATTTTGGTAAAACAAAAGTCTGATGAGATGAAACTTACGGCAGAAGCTATTTCGACACGGCAGGACATCGCCAGAAAAGAAGCAATGAGCAAGCCAAAGAAAACCAAATAAATGCTACAAGAAATTGCAGTTCAACTAAGATTCCTCCAACTTTTTACGCACAACGCGCACAACCTAATCTCAGGAGTCACGTTCCTTGCGGATCACAAGTTTTTTGGAAAACTGTATCCTATTTACGAAGCTGCTTACGATAAAATCGTAGAACGAGCTATCGGAACAGATAAGGAAATTGATCTATCAACCGTAGCCATGAATGCAGCAGAAATGGTTGAGAAGATGGAAGAAGATAATACTTCCGAAGATTGGTTCTACGCAATTCTCGCAGGCGAACAAGGGCTGTGCGGCATGGTTGAGAAATGCTTCAAAGAATCGAAGAAATACAGTCAAGGAACCTTGAACCTTCTAGCTCAGGTTTGCGACGACTCCGAAGCACGCCAATACAAAATGCAACAACGCCTAAAATGACAAAAAAGGAACTCCACTCTCACATTGGGCCGCAGGTTGCGGTAATGATTTCCGACACCACGTTCGCACATCTGCTTGAGTGCGCCCGTGAAGAAATGACAAACGTAGGCGCAATCACGGATGCCACAAGCATCATAAGAAACGAAGGATATATGCGTGGATGGATTGGCTGCATCGCCTTTCTTAAAAACATCGGGAAACTTAAAGTTGAAGAAGCCCCAAAACCACAAGTGCAGCTTTATTCCGATCCAATTTCAGACAACAGACCTAAACTTTAATCTATGGAAACTACAACCGAAAAACCAGCAACAGAAACCACACCGGTAATCCCCGCTGCGCCGCCAGCAGAGGAAAATAAAGGCCCACTTACGCCCGAACAAGTGGATGCCGTAGTTGGCAATTTGCTCAAACCGAAGGTCACAAACCTGCCGGAAATCCAGAAGCAAAAACCGAAACAGGAAAAAGCCAAGGAGCCGGAAGCTAAGATTGAGAATGATGCCGACAAAAACTTTGCCGCACTTCGCAAGAAAGCAGAAGAAGCGGAGAAGCGTGCAACTGAACGCGAAGCAGAATTGACGAAGGTGCGCGAGGAATACGACACCTTCAAAAAAAATCCTGTTCCGAAGGAATACGAGGAAAAGCTGACAGCATCGGAAAAGCGTGCGCAGGAGTTGCAAACAAATCTACGCATCGCTGACCTTGCCCGCGATCCAGAGTTTCAAGGCAAATACAACAAGCCCATTGAGGCATCCGTGCGCGTGATGAGTAATCTTTTTGTAGAAGCCGGGGCTGATGCCGCAGAGATTAAAACTGCAATCGCCACATGGAACGAAGAACAGTTTTCGGATTGGGCGGATATGCTACCTGCATCTAAGCGTCTCCGATTTAATGCTGCATACCAAAAAGCAATCGAACTTGATATGCAGCGGAATCAGGAGTTGGCGGATTCCGAAACCACTTGGATCAATCTCCAAAAGCAGCGGCAAACGGATGCAGAAAATAATCAGAAGCAGTATCTTGCATCGCTCAAGTCTGAACGCAATTCCGTGTTTGCCGAAATTGAAGCAACACACAAAGAGCTTTTAGCCGACCCTGACATCCGTAGGCAAACGGAGGAAATGCTGGATCGCGCTATTGGCGCAGACGGCAAAGGACTATCAACCCGCGATATGCTTTCCAGCCTCGCGCATACGCACACTCTGGCACATTACTTCAAACGTGTAGAAGGAGAACGCGCAAAACTTGCAGAGGAAAATACAGCACTCAAAGCAAAGTTGGAGGAACGTGATTCTTTCATCAAAGGCGTCAATGGTAGCATCCCCGTCCCAAGCGGCTCTACACCTTCGCACAGCGCGGCTGATTTAGATTCGATTGTCGGGAAACTTCTGCGCCCGACTGTTAGGGCATAGAAATAATCAGCAAAAATAAATATTGACGGTCTGCTGATATTCTGCTTTTACAGAAACCAGCGTAGCCTTTTCTTCACACCGAAGGGCGAGCTAATTGAGTTTCTGATTCAGCCGTTATGAACATCATGGTAGTCCGGCAACTACCTCGGAAATGAGATTGGAAGGGGCGGCCCGCAACCGTCGCTGGTGAAAAACTCAACTCACTTAACCAACTCATTTATATGTCAGAATCCGTCATTGGCTCCATCGGCTGTTCAGCCGACATCAGTAATCACTTCTCGCTTGCGCAGCATTATCTCGATCCTATCTTCAAACGTCTTAACGGACGTAATGGCGTGTGGGATGGGATGATTCCTGACGGCGGGCGTTTTCCCGTTGGATCGGGTTTCTCATCCCGTGTCACTACACTCGCTCAACAGCGTCTCGGCTATGAGGACTTGAACCTCTGGCAAGACATGGTGGGCTTGCAATCCGATTGCGCCGTTACCTGCGACCCTCCTAACAAGGTGGTTGATCCCGGCAACGCGAATCATCAATGGTATCGTCTGATGAACATCTCCTACAATACGACTCCGTATTGCTTGGAATCCATGTTTGCAGCATCGCTTTCGCTCGATCAGCAGATTGAGCAAATCTATAAAGACCTCATGTATATCCGCTCGGATGTCATGGATGAGTTCTACCGCAACAATCAGGTTGGACTTTCCGCCTTCCGTTGGATGGGCTACGACCCTGCCAGCACTCAGGCTGGTTCTCCTGCCTTGCTTAATGATCAATGGCGTTTTGCCACGGATGCAAACGGCATGGTGAACACGAAATACATCATCCTTGATTCGACGGTGAACCCAAACAGCATTGCGCTGCTCTCGACTGATATTCTAAATCGCGTTCGCAACTACGGCATCCCGATGGGAACTTTCAATCCAGAAGGCGAAATCAAGCTCCTTACCGATTACGAAACATTCAGCGCATTGCCGTTGTATGACACCAATCGCCGCGAGGACAATCGCTTCCGTCAGCCTGTTTCACTCAATCCCGAATACGTCGCAACCACGCATTACGCTGGTTACGCGCTCAAGAATGACTACTTCGCGCTGCGCTACAACTGGACACTCACTGACCCCCTCTATCCAGCGGGCGTTCTCAAGCGCGTGTATCAGTGGAGCAACCGCGCAATCAGCGAAGGCTGCTTCTCGCAAACCAATCAGGAATACATTGATGCAGATTTCAGCCTGCACATTCCTTGGAGCGACATGGATTCAGTCTTTGAAACCCAGAATGGCGAGCAACCGCTTTCCGCTGGTTCTGGCGCAAACTTCGCCGCTACTGCCTCTCCTTGGGATGGCACATGGCGTTGGATTAACGAAGTGAACGAAGTCACCCCATGCAACCAAGACCGCAACAAGGGTTACTGGCGCATGGTGTTGAAGAAAGCTGCAAAGCCCCTGATGTTTGGTCAGCGTGGTCATGTGGTTCTCTCACGCCGCTTCCCGCTTCGTGGTGTCACCCGCGCTTGTGCAACGCTGCAAGTCAGCGTCACTGGTTCGGTGGATTGCACAAACAACTGTCCCGCACAGGACTTCTACCCACCAGCCCTTGTTACACGCTACACCTGTGGCGGCTGGAACAGCGGTGGTTCCTGCGCATCGGCCTAACTGTAATTGTCCAAACCCCTCTGCCGTCATAGCGGCAGAGGGGGATGGGCCAACTCTAAAACTTATATGGCACTACCTACCTGCAATCCTTGGACAAGCAATACGGTGCGCGACAGTCAGCAAGTCGCCGCCTGCAAAGAAAAGAGCGCACGCGCTGGCGGACAGGAACTTCAAGATGTCACGTTCCTGCTTGTGGTTCTTGATTCCCTTCAACGCCTTGCAGTCAAGGGCGCAACCGGGTTCCAGAATCTATCGGGATACAACCAATGCGACGGCGAGGCTAACGCCCACAACGCATACGTTCAACTCAACGAACTAAGCCCACCGATACAGGCAAACTCCGCAGAATTGAAACAGTTGATTCTGTGGCAGCTTGCCAATCCGATGTGCTCACTAGGAGCATAACATGGCCGCACTAACTACTTGCGATTGCGTTAAGACGCAGACACCGAATGAGGTTCAGCAGAGCATTTATTGTGCGCTGCTTGCGCTGATAACGGCATCTGGCGGCGACACGACAACCGACGAATACACTTCCGCTCCTGCTCTCGTAGCTTCCAGCGGATCAATTCCAGCCGGGGTTCTCGGTTGGAGTATTACCGCTATCTCCGGCACCGTCACGGTCAACGGGACAGCCCTTGCCGTAGGTAATTCCGTCAACGGCGGTGGATATGGCGGGCGCACCCTTAAAACAGCAATCGCTTACACTGTTGCCGCTGCATCCAGCGCACTTGTAACCTACGACACACCAAGCTAATGTCCGCTGGAACTAATCGCAGTATCCCGACTCCCGTAAGTGTCCCGAACGGGGGCACGGGATTAGCGGCTGGCACAAGCGGGGGTATCCCTGCTTTCACAGCAACGGGCACCATCGCCTCATCGGGCTTGCTCGCAGCGAACGCGCTTATGATCGGCGGCGGTGCTGGCGTTGTGCCTTCTACTACGACCACGGGCGCGGGCGTGCTTACTGCACTTGGCATCGCCCCAAACGCATCGGGCGGGTTTTCTACGCTTCGCAAGTTCAGCGGCAGCGCATCGCTCACTAGCTTCACAGCATTCGGTGGCAGTGAAACCTCTATTGCAATTACGGTCACAGGCGCGGTTGCCGGAGACATTGCTGTTGTAAATTTCCCATTTTCTGTTAATGGCATCCCCACCCTTGGGCCTGTCGAGGTCACTGCTGATACCGTCACTGCTTACATTTATTCGGGGCCGGACTTGGATGGTTTCTATGCGGACTCAACTTGGGCGAGCGGAAAAACCATCACCGCACAAATTACAAAATGAGAACCCACGAACAATCACTTGCCTACAATGCGGAACTCAAAACGCGTAAGGCTGCTATGGCCGGACTGGAAACCATCTTCGTGGATGAGTTTTCAACCGTCCCCGGCGGTCTTATGGCACCGCTTTTCGCTGGCCTTGTCGAACTTATCAAGCGCGGGATGTTTGATCGTGCAAAAGTGCTTGTGAATAGCGTCACGACGCCACCTCCCGGCATCACGGAAGCTCGGATGAACACCGTAAAGGATCAAATCCTCTCACTGTTCTCATGACACTTGAAAATGCTTTGCTCATAGCCGTAAGTTCCGTGACTGGCGCTTTGTGCTTTTTGGCGAAAATCCTTTGGCATCGCAGCGAGCAATGCGAGTCTGACCGGAAAGAGCTACGAAGCGCAATCGAATCTGTGCGGACGCAAGCTGGTGAAAATCACGGGATGCTAATGGCTTACAGGATGTGTCCCGGCAAGCCCTGCCCTTTTAAAGAATCCATAAATTTATGAACAAAATAAAGTTCATCTCACTCGTCCTTGCGTTTGCCGCAATCCCGCTTTCCGTGGATGCTACCATTATTAAACTTCCAATCATCCCTGCGTCCGTATCTATGTATTGGCCGCTAATTATTGCAGTTGCTTCCGCCCTTCACAAGTGGGCATCAACAATACAGGAAAAACCAAAACCATGAGGCCGAAGTATTTTGCTTCATTTATCCTGCTCGCGCTTTTTGCCGTTCTAGCCACGCTCTACCTTACGGGCTGCTCCGCTATCCCCTATCGCGTATCGTTCCGCTACGGGGGTGCTGGTGCGTCGTATGACGGCAAGCGGGTGCTGCTCGACGTAGATGGAAATGAAATTAGAAAATCATTAAAAGGATATGCCAAGTGATGAAATACGTTTGGCGATTCTTACGCCAGAACAAGCACGGGATGCTCTGGCTAGGATAGCCGAAAAGGAAATCGGTGTGCGCGAGATTGGCGGAAACAATCGCGGGCCAAGGGTGCGCGAGTATCAGTTGGCGACTTGGACTGAGCCTGGAGTTTGGCCTTGGTGTGCTGCGTTCATCTGCTGGATTATCCGTGAGTGGCTAACGTCGCCAAGCGTTAAGGAGATTGCGCAATTCCACCGCCCGAAAACCACGGGTGCGTTTGACTTTATTCGTTGGGCTAAGGACGCAAAATTGCAAGTAATGGGCGAGAATAATCCGTGCAGGCGTGGAGACATTGTGGTTTTCGATTTCTCGCATATTGGGCTTGTGACAGCAGACAGCGAGCGCGGAGAAATTGAAAGCGTAGATGGAAATACAAACGGCAAGGGCGAACGCGACAGTGAATCTGGCGATGGTGTTTGGAGGAAGTATCGTCCGCGATCCGATGCCAAGGCTTTTATCCGTCTCGTATAAACCTTATGTCCATTGATATTCCGTGATTGCTTTATTCTGAAAACCAATTAAAACACGCTTATGTCCTGTAATTCATGCGGTTCTTCTCAACCTTGCGGGTGCAACTACATCGTAGAGCTACCGGACAACCCCGTAGTCGCCTACACCTGCGCAAACATCAACCTGACAGGCATCGGCGTTTATGATTCGCAGAACGGCAACGAGTTCGACTTTCGCGGAATTACCAGCGGCAACAACTCCTTGATCGTCACCTTGGATGCGGGCAACAACTCAATCCTGCTCACGTTCAACATTCAGCAGATTATTGACGACCTTCCTGATGCCACGACAACACAGCGCGGAGTGCTTGAAACAGCAACGGATGCAGAGGCAATCGGCAAAGCTCTTAACAACAAGATTCTTACGCCAAGCAATCTTGCCGCAATCGGTGCGACAACTACCTTTTCTGGACTAATAGAGATTGCCACAAATGCAGAGGCATTAACGGGAGCATCAACAAGCCTAGCAATTACTCCTGCGAATCTGGCTTACGTCAATGCAACGCAACTGGCAACAGTGGTGTTTGCTGATGCGGTAGCGCGTGGAGCAGCGGTTCCGGCGTTTAAGGGGCAGTTCGGGTATCAGTCTGACACGACTCAAGCGTATGCAGCTTATGGCACAGCGGCAGGTGAATGGAAATTAGTCATTACTCAGGGAGCGACAAATCCCGGAGCATTTACGCTTGATGGAAATGGCAATAATTTACAACTATACTCCGAAGCTGGAATTACGCTTGGGAATGGAGCCGATACAAGCTATCTAAATGTTTCGGCTCTTTCGGGTGTTATTTTTAACGGAAATACACTTCTAGACATTTCCCAAGACACTCAACTTAGGATTGAGGGTGCGCCTATTCCAGCGAATTGCGTATTGATCACAAGCGGGGCTGGCGAGTATCTTGCGGCTTCGCTCATCAATACCTTCGTTAGTTCCGCCAACACGCAAACGGGCTACACGACATTCGGCACTCCTGCAACCCTGCGAACCTGCGACACCGCAACCGTCACGTTGCAACAGCTTGCGCAGATTGTCGGCACAATCGTTGAAGATATTAAAGCGGTCAAACTTCTAGCCACGTAACCTATGTCCTGCTCCTGCTCTAACTCTCCTTGCTCCTGCTCACCCTGTCAGCCCGCCAACACGGTATATCAGGGCACTTGCACCGATCCCGGTTCCGCTACAACCCTGCGTCACGTTCTCGGACTCGACAGCAGCTTTTGTCAACGTAGACTACTTCCCGGAGACGGCGGTTATCTCGTAGCTCGCGCCACGGGCAGCGGCGGGTGGCTGATTGATTTCACCACGGAGCCAGTGATTCCGCTTTCCAACATTACAGCCGTCCAGAGTCAGACTTTCGGGCAGTTCATTGTGCAGGGCAGCGACGACATCATGCGGACGTTGACGGGGCCAGCGGTTGCAAATCTTTACCCGCGCACCAATGCGGCGGGGCAGATTACGTTTGAAACGCTTCCTACTGCTACGGTTCCCGATCCGCTGGTAGTGAATGACCTTACGGTTGTCACGAATGCGCAGATTGCGGACTTACAGATTACAGGGACAGCAACGGCAACGGGGCTTGCCACTGGAACGCTAACAAACGTGCTTGGGCTGAATACCTCCAACGAGATCATCAAAGGCACGATTGCAGATACAGGAAGCCAATGCGCGGCATTCTTTGAAAACACGGTTTCCCCTAACCCGCAAAACAGTTATCCAAACGCTAATTCATCTCCCGGCAATCCTCTTGTAATTGGAAATATTCTATTCGACTCCACATGGCCGAATGGGGTTCCCGGCGCAGGTGGACTTTTTGCTGTATTAGACCAATATACTCTATCTTGCGTAACTCCCGGAACCTATGTGGTGGATTTCTTTGGAATGACGAGGGAAAATACGAATCAGGGTGGAAGCGGAAGTCAGGCGATCTCATTAAAGGTTAATGGCATCATTGTGAATAGCGGCAATAGTAATAACTGGTTAAATCAGAACAATCAGGAGAATCTAGCGCATCTCGCGGGTCAAGATATGCGAAGATACATCCAAGGGCAAACCATACAGCTTGTTCTTGGTTCTGGCGCAACGGCAAATACAAAATGCTATGAAGTTCGCTGCAATGTAACCCGCCTCGGAGCGTGAACCGATGCCCGCAACATACCATTATGACGGGCATCAGCAGCTAAAGGGAGTATTCGGCGGATCGCCGGACTCGGTTCCCGCCAACTACGCGCATCAAGCCGTCAATCGCTTCTTCCGCGAGGACTACAACCGCGCCCGTCCGTCCATCCAAAACATTGAGCTAGAGTTTGAGAACGACGATGAGCGGGTTTGGTTTCAAGGCGCGAATGGGCAGGGCGCAACATTCTACAACGGTTATCCGTCTTACCTGACAAGCAAGTTGATTGCGAGTGTTGGCGGCAGGATTTACACGGTGGAAGTGAATGGCAGAAAGGGCGTCGTAACCAAGCTGTATGACGGCAACTCGCGCCAGTTCATGCACACATGGTTCGCGCAGGGGTTTCAATGGCTTGTCATTCAAGACGGCATCCATACTCCCTTGTTTTGGGATGGTGTGAATCCTCCGCGCAGATCAGATTTGGCAAAAAACGAGATGCCAATTGGCAGCGTCATGGCTTTTATCCACGGCAGGTTTGTGGTTGCCAGTTCAGACGGCAAGAACAGCATCTACGTTGGCGATATTGCATACGGAGCAACTCTTACCCGTCCCGACGACATTCTCAGCTTCACCGAGCAAACGTATTGGGCGGAAGGCGGCAGCTTCGGCACTCCTGTTTTTGTAGGCGACATCATGGGGATATACCCGATGCCGTTCCTTGATACAGGGACAGGGCAGAATGAATTGGTTATCGGTTGCACCAACGGATTTACGTCACTCGATTTATCGCAACCACGGGATCAATGGATCAATACTTCTGTTCAACGTGTTGCGCTTATCGGCTCCGGCCTTGTCTCGTCTCATGGCTTTGCAGGATTGAACGGGGATATGTTCTACCGCTCGCAGGCTGGCATTGCGAGCTATCGCAATTCGCGTATCGAGTATTCGCAACGATGGAATCAGACGCCCGTTTCTCGTGAAGTGAATTATTGGCTCAAGCCGGATCGGAAAGATTATTTAGAGTTTGCGCCGATGGTGAGTTGGCAGAACATGGTGCTGTGCGGAACGTCGCCGCTAATTGCTTCACCCAACAACCCTGCATTCGGGAAGCACCGATACTGTCGCGGCATGGTAGTGTTTGATGCTGATGCAATGTCCACGGCTGGACGAGACGGTTCTCCCGTGTGGCATGGGATGTGGAGCGGGGTAAGACCTTGGGCGTTTTCGCAAGGCTACATCGGCAACGCCAATCGCTGTTTCGCGTTTTCATATGACAGAGACGGCAAGAATCGCCTTTACGAGTTCACGCTTGCTGATGGAGATGATTTCTTTGAAGGGCAACCGAAGAAGATTGAAGGCAATTACACAACTTCCATATTTGGGAATGTTGAAGGAGTCACCAACGCATTTGCGCCAAAGATTATCAACGGTGGCGTGATTGAGATGTCTGCCATTCGCAATGCGTCAAACTTTACCGTAGAATATCGCCCTGATGGTTCGCCATGTTGGGTTTTTGTGGATCAGGGAAGTCCGGGATGCGATTGCCCGACAAGAGAAACCTGCGAGGAAAATCCAGAACGTCCGATGACGGCTGCACCGCAATGGGCGCGGAAGTATCTGCAACAGGTTCCTTCCAACAAATGTGTGCCGGGATCAATCCAACCAGCAAACAACTTTCATCATTGTCAGGTGAAAGTGAACGCAATCGGCAGCTTTACAGTGGATCGAATGAACATCCGTTTTGAGATTCGTCCTGATGGACAGATTGCGGAGTGCATGGGCAACAACTGCGCCCCGATTGACTGCTGCCCGAACATCAACGATTACTCTTACTCGATTGCTCCTATTGGCGTGAACAACGAGATACCGTATCCGCCAGAAGAACCACCTGCCGGAAAGGTTCTCATCGGCACGGATGCAAACGGCAACCCTATTTACGGATGGATTGCCACTAGGACGGCGCGTATCTGTTGCAATAATTTTCCCTCAATATGTTCAATTTCGGATGGTCAAGCAACATCAGCAATCAGTCAAATAGATGCAATCAACAAAGCGCAAGCAGCAGCGCAACAAAGCGCAGCCGCAGGGTTGCAATGCCCGCAATGCGACACCGCAGTATTGTCCGACGCCTACGTTGTCTCAGGTGATGTTGTGGATTACAGCGGGTTCTTTGTGGCTGGCGAATATCTAGCATACGCGCTGCAACCGATACGCCTAATTAACGTGCTGACCGATGCGGTGATTGTCTCTGGTAACGTGGACATTACAGGGACACTGGTTATCACGCAGGAGCCTATTTATCCCGATGGAACCTATGATACGGCAACCAACATTTACACGGATGCAGGGGTTGGTAGCGCGAGAATACAACTGCAAATTGGTTGTAGTATTTTCAATACAACTACATGGCCGGAAACCTTTCCATACGGAAGCTAGACATTTATTAAAAATCAACGTATAAGAAATATATGGCAACAAACACTCAGATCGTCGCTTCTCTAGGATGGACAGATGCGCCCCCTGACCTTGCTTGTATCCCCGGCGACTTGAATCAACTCGGAAGGGTGATGGCGCAATTCTTTAACGTCAATTCCGTCACTAGCGAACTCGACACAGGTTCGCAAAACAATACCGCAGACCAAGCACTTACAGTAGCCAATATTGCGCTCTCAACCGCCGTTTCGGTTGAAAATTCGTTACCCGACACACGAAGCAGCGGGGCTACCCCGATTGCCATTCAACCAGGGGATTCCATTTTTACAATCCCACTGTCGCCCCCAATGCCGGATACGAAATACATTGTTCTGGGGTGCTACTACGCGCCCGATACTCCGATTGGCACATATTACAACTGGCACGTTATTACAGGGACGCAACAAGTTGGTTCATGCACGCTACGTTTTGACAACACCCCCGCAAACACAAGTTTCGCATACATCGTCCGCTCTCTTACGTGAAAACTCAACGCACCATAGTCCGTGACATCATAGAGGACATCGCGCCAATGGTGCTCGACAGCGGCGTATGCCCGACGACACCAGAGGGGATTGAGGTCGTTCTATCGTTTCTGAACAAAGCCTGCTTTGAACTGCATACGCGCATAGATTCAGAGGGAACACTTTTCGAGTGGTATGTTCCAGTGGATAGCGGTTGCTTTTCGCTGCCGCAGGATTGCCGTGAAGCCCGTCAAATCGGCATCAACGGATTGCCATTGCGCCAGCGCAGCGAGTTCTTCATCGGCAAGGTTGCGACTGGCGGCAGCTACGGCGGGTGCGCCCCATACGAGTGCCGCGATCTCGGAGACTTCTACATCCCGAAATATCTACCCAAGACACAGGGCATCAGGATTGCGCTGGTAGCGACGGAAGATGCTGATGCAGGGAAGGAAGTTATAATTGAAATCACGAACGAACACGGGGTTCCTGTGCGGCAGACGTTGACGTTGCTCAAGGATGCGCTGCCCGTGGTGATGGATTCCGTTGCATTCGACGTAACCTTTTTCAAGAAGCCAAAAACTACTGGATCGGTTTTGCTTCAACTGCACTACGACAACGGGCAACGGTTCAACTTCTGTTCGTATCTACCGGACACAGAGGAAGGGTTATTCCGCAGAAAGCAGCTTCCGCAAATGTGGTGGGGCTGCAACCTTGTTCGCATCCTCGGCAAAACAAGATTCGTGAAAATTGATTCCGTGGATCAGATTCTTCCGTTCAATCATCCAGTGGCAATCGGGTGGGCGTGTTCAGCGATTGCGGCATGGCGCAGGCGGGACGACGAGACGAACATAAAGCACATGAACCTTGCGCTGGAATCTTTAAAATCGCAGATGCGGGATGCCGACAGCGCAAGCAACGAAAAGCAGGTCAAGGTTCGCAGTAACTTCAACAACCCGTCTCTGGCCGGAAATTACAAACGCTGGTCATGAAAAAGCCTTTCATCATTCTAGCCATGCCTCGCTCGATGACAGCGTGGACTTCCTGTTTCCTGACAATCGGCAACGTGTTTTGTCAGCATGAGATTCTTCGCAAGGACAGGCGCACGGATATTGCGGTTCAATCTATTCTCGGTCAGCCCTACAAGTATAGCGGGGCAGCGTGTCCAGGGTCGCTGATGGTGTGGCAGGAGTTGGTTCATCGGATGCCCAATGCCAATTACATCTACATTCGCCGCTCTCCGGCACAGTCATTAAAGTCGTTGGCAAAGGTTGCGGGAGTTCCAGTGGAGATGATGGAGGAAGGATATGAAGGGCTGAATCAGAAGGCGCGGGAGTTTATGCAATTCGTGGAGCCAAAGGTCATAGACTTCGCAGAACTCGCTACGATGAAGGGGATGCGGAAGTTGTGGAATTGGGTCTGCCCCGAAGAACATTTGCCGGATCAACATTTAGTCAAGATGCACTCGCTGCATATCGAACAACGAAAGGAAATCATTCATGCACAAGTATTGGGAAAATAACAAATCACTCACTGAACCCGAAATGCGCCTGCTCGGTGCGCTTTATCATGCTCACGCGCAATGCGTGTTTCGTGAAAACTGCTCCACGATGGCACTTCAACAGGCGGCTTTTGGTAGTCGTGATGTGGTCAATAGCTACATCGCTGCACTCGCAACGCTTGGCGAGGTTCACGGGCCGATTGTTGAGGCTTACAAGGTCTTGACGGGTGAGCGAACCAACGGCGACAGGGTTGCAGGTTTTGGAAACAGCTTCATCAAGGGTGAGCCAGATGCCGCATTTGCCAAGGTGCATGAATTGCTGAAAGAGCAAGCACCGCATCTCGTTGATCGGATTGAAAAGATTCAAGAGAACTTACTGCTTTCGGGGAAGAACCTGTTCCCGAATCCAGCGTGTTACACAGCGGCGGTTGCTCTTTCACTTGGGATGCCCGCAATCGTCGCTCCTTCTTTATTCGTGCAAGCGCGTATCGAGCCTTGGTCGGTTCTCTTTTATCAAGTCGTAAAACCAGACGTGAAGGAGGAAACGTAATATGGGCGCAATTATTGCCGGGGCCGTTATCGCAGCAGGAGGCGCAGCCTATGCCGCTAACGAATCATCTAAAGCATCCAAAGAAGCGCAATCGGGCATGGCGGCACTCGCTAAAAAAGGCCAGCTAGACGATCCCGAATTAGCGGATTGGCAAAACGCCGGAAAGTTTGCTACGCAATCCAATTTGCAGAATTGGGGAAGAACCAAGCAGCTCGCCAGTGGCGTCAATGCGTTCCAACAGAATCAAGCGTTGAGGGGATACGAGAAGTTCCAGCCTTACTTTCGGCAAAATCAAGAACTCGTCGGGCGCAACGCTGCATCGTTTGCTCGCGGTGAACTGCCAAGCGATGTAGTCGGCAGCATTGGCAGGGCAGCAGCACAGCGCGGCATCCAAGGCGGATTCGGCATGAGCCAAGGCGCAGGTGGCGGCGGCACGGCATTGGGTTCATTGAATCTGCGCAACCTTGGACTTTCATCGCTCGACCTGAGCAAATGGGGAACGCAATTCGCTCAATCTGCAAATCAAGCAGGGGCAGCAATGATGCCGGGACTCTTTGATCCAAGCAGCCAGTTCCTTAATCCTGCTCTAGCAATGAACGGGATGCAGTTCAACGCGAACGCAATCAATCAGACGAATCAACTGAATGCGGGGTATGAGAACGCAATGGGCATGGGCATGATTGCCAACCAGCAACAATCGGCATTGCAACAGGGTCAGATGGTGCAAGGCGCAAGCAATACCGTTGCGGGCATGATGGGGCAGTATGCACAGATGCAGCAGGCGCAAAAGATGCAGGACAATTACAACAATCGGTATTCCAGTCCTGATTTAAGACAATACGACATAAATACTAGGGAACAGATAACCTCATAATATGCCACTAGGAATATCAGAAGGAAACCCGATGGCGATTGCCGCGATGGGCGAACGCTACGGGGATCGTCTTGTCAGCCAACTTGCACAGGCTGGCGGCATGATCGAGAACGGACTGAAACAGGTGACAACTATGAAGGAGTTACAGAGTCTCGGTCAGAACCTTTCGCAGATTTCACCGGAGTCACCCGATTACCAGCAGCAGTTGATGCAGTTGGGTGCAGCGCATCCGTTCGCCATGCAAGACCCGCGAGGTCAGGCTTTAGTCAGCATGGGCAACCAGCAACATTTACAGTGGCAGCATCAACAGTATGCGATGCAGGCGGCAGATCGTGCGGACGAAAGGGCTACGCGACATGACGATATGGCGTATCGCAGGGCTGTGGCGGTTGCGGGGATGAAAGGTAAGCAGGATGCTGTTAGGGTTCCGTTTAACACGGGAGAAGGTCAATTCAACGAGTTTTCGGCTATGCCGCAAGCTGGATTTTCCGGTAGCGCAGCTATAAACAATACTACGGGTCAACCGGGTGTCGTGCTAGATGCAAAGTTAGGAGATGCCATTCCCGAAAAAGAAGAACCGGGATACGAAGCACCGCCGCCGCCAGCGAACTTTTCCGGTAGCGCAGCGGCTTCTAATTCATCAGACACATCGCCCGATTTACGAACATTACACAATAATAACAGGAGTATAGCGGCTCAGGCTTTTCGGGATAAGGAAGGAAATGTTGACCCGAAGATGCTAGCGCAAATAGAAGCGACGGCGCTATCTCTGACAAATGGGCAATTATCAAGAATTGCAAAGACCGCAACTGGTTCTGGATTTGGCTATAAGTCGAGAGACGAAGCAATTTCTGATTTCGGCGGGAAGCCCATTGGTAAAGGGTTATACGAAACCGACGATGGAACCGTGCTTACTGTGACTCAATCAGCAAGCGGCAAGTGGCATTGGAAAACACCTCCAGCAGATCATTCAGCATTGCCGGAGTTCGATAAAAACGGGAACGCTAGACTCGGAAACACAATCTTACAAAAAGGCAATGATGGAACAATCCGAAAGGTCGGAACCATCCCTCAATCAAAACCTATGGCAGAAGGAACGTTGAGTGAGCTACAACAATCTTCACTCAGGTCAGCCGTATCATCTAGGGATAAATCCGAAGCCGCATACTCAAACTTCAAGGGCGAGTATGATGCTGCAATTGCAAGGGAAGATAAAGACAAGGACGTAGCGGCTGCACTAGCGAAGATGAATAATGCCAATGATGCTTATAGGTCGGCATCGGCCAAGCATGATGCGTTGGTGAAATCATTCAATTCGTCATCGTCCTCAAGCGCACCAAAAAAGTTAACTTCCGAAGTGAAGGATCGACTTTTAAAGTCGGCAAATGGGGATATAAAGAAAGCCGCAGAAATGGCTAGAAAACAAGGCTACATCCCATAGCATACCTAAATGGGATCGCAAATCACTGAACTTCCGCCTATCGAAGATTACGAAAAGGCGTTTTCCGATAATTCAGAATCCGTTGATTTACCTCCATTAGAGGACTACGAGAAGGCGTTCTCGGATACATCTTCCGCGCCAAAGGCCGAACCGAAGGATGAAACTATTCTCTCCGGCTCACTCAGCGGAAGCACCCCGATACCAGCGGAACCGAAGCCCGATCCAATGGCTGATACATCGGCTGGCGATTACGCGCAGTCGTTGAGCGATTCATTAAAGCAGCCAGCGAACATGGCGGATACGGCGATGCAGGGATACGAGGATGCCCCTGCATACAACATGAGCGGAATAGGGATGCCTGCCAGATTCGTGCCACAAGGTAGCGTTCTTAGAAATGACAAGATGCGCCAAGCCGCGCTTCTCGATGTTAAGAAAGCGCGGGAATCACTTTATCTTCGTATGCAAGAGATTGGCGTTGCGGACTACCCCGCTCCGGCTGGCGAGGAATTGGATCGGCGCATCACACAGCAAGACAAGTCAGGGGGCGACATTTTCAAAAACGCGCAGGAGCAAGCATCCATTAAGCGCGGGCTGGATAGTAACTATGAGTTGAAGTATGGATTGCAGCCAAGGGACTTAGCGGCAGAGGCGATTGCCGATGAGAAGGAGTTGGCGGCAGCACGGCTTCAACAGTCAGATAATGTTTCCGCAATAAAGGACAACGAAAGCGAGATATACGCGATTGAGCAGCAGTTGAAAGAGCCGGGAATATCCGATGACTTGAAGAAGTCACTTAATCTCAAGCGCGGTGCGCTGGTCGCTGCTGATGCGCAGAAAACACGGAATCTGGAATCACTTTACAAGAGTCAGGAAGAACAAGTCCCCGGAAGCGCGGAATGGATGAGCAAGCAGCGCGAGATTGATGTGGAGCATGAGAAGCTAGGCGCGAACTCTGCGTTGTCGGGTGTGCTTTCATTCACTTCATCCCTCAACAAGCAGATTCTCGGCATCTACGATGTCGCTTCAAAAGCACTTGGTCACGATGTAAGCCAAGACAACCTGCATGAGTGGATGCTTGGTCAAGCCATGATGCAGGGAACGTATGCCAATGTTAATCCTACTGCGCTTGCTGACTTCGCAAGGGGCGTTGGTGGCGCGTCTGCGCTGATTATTGGCCCTAGTAAGCTGGGTAAGATTGCCAGCATTACTCAGATGAGCGTTCGCGCTATGGCTGAAAGCTACAAGACTGCCAAGATGCAAGGTGCATCCGAAAACGAGGCAGCGGCAATCGGCGGACATACTGCACTCGACTTGGCTGCGTTCATGGTTGGAGGAAAAGCCCTTGGTGGGCTGATGTCAAAATGGATTGCTCCAATGGCGAATCCGGTTGCGCGTGGAGCGGGGTCGCTTGCAACACAGATGGCGGCGAACAGCGCAATGAGCGCAAGCCTGCGTGCCGTTAATGGGGGTGAATGGATGCCGACAGCGGGAGAGTTCGGGGCAGACCTTGCGTTTGCGGGGCATCACGCCGTTGCCGACTACTCAAACAGCGTCAAGTTCGTTCAGCAGAAAAAGCAGATGACGACAACCCGCGATGCGATGTTTCTGAGCGGGCTGGATAAAGTGAATGTGAATGGGGAATCCGTTCATCTTGCGACTTATTCGGACATCGTGAAAGAGGGGAAGCGCAGGTTCGATGAACTGAATCAGAAGGACAAGCTCACTCCCGCAGAGGAAGCAGAGAAGAAACGGCTGGCGTTTATCGCGTCTGATCAGTTTGAGAGAAAGCATATCGAAGATGTTGCCCGTGCTGCCGGAATTATGCCTGTCGAGGAAACAACTGCCAAAGAGTTTTCTGCCGACATGGAGAAACACAAGGCGTTGCTGCGCGACAAGGTTCTCGGCCCTGTTATCACCAACGAGAAGGGGGAGCAGGTTCGTGATAAGGATCGGGCAGATGCCACGGACAAGGAGAGGCGGGCGTATGAGCTATTGAACGATCCCAACACAACGCTTGCAGAAAAAGCTGCTGCATTTGGGCAGAAACTCACAGACCACGATTACGGCGCAGAGACGGAGACTGCGCCTGAGAGTCAGGCAGGGATGAAGCAGGAGCCGATTGATATAAACATCGAGCCGGGGCGGAGGTATAGCAATTACGGAGACATTAACCTTGAGCCTATTGATGGAACGAACAAGCCAGCCGCCGCTGCCGCTCCCCCTGCGCCAGCCGCACCAACAGCAGAACCAACCGCGCCCACATCGCCACTCCATGAAGCAGGAGCAAGCCAAAGACTCTCGGCAATCGAAGTAACGACAAAAACCGTAACTGCAACAGGTAGTAGCGGTGGCTCCACGACATTCGCAACCGAGGCGGAAGCAGCGCAACACATAGCCCAACAACGCGCCAAAAATCCAAATATAGTCATCACCGTTAAAGGGATGGATCAGGTTGGGTTAAACAAAGCAGAGGTAGCAAAAGCGGTAGAACGACTAAACACTCAACCCGCACCCGCAAAACCTTCATCCGTGGGTCAGCCTGTTCCCGCTACCGCGCAGCCTTACAGCAAAGAGGCGTTGCAGAAAACGCTCAACCTGACAGCAGAGAAAGCCGAATCTTTGCATATCATAGTGCAGGCTATGGGGCTGGATGAGTCGAGGCTTACATTCGATTCCACTAGAAGCGGGGTAATGCTTTATCAAAAAGGTGGAGACAACAAAATTGATGCTCAGATTTATTTTGAAAACGGGAAAGCAGTCATTGAGGGATTCAAAAGTTCTAATGTATCAAGCGGGGCGCATGAGATTTTTCACGCAGCTAGGAGGCAGCTTTTCGACAGAAACATACCAGCAGAAAACCGCGAGGGAATCACGGATGAAGATGTAGCCATAGCCGAGAAATGGGCTGGTGTTAAAGACGGAAAATGGAGCGTAGCAGCCGAGGAAAAGTTTGCCCGTGGAGGCGAAAGATACCTTGCAACAGGAGAAGCCCCATCCCCGGAACTTGCGGCGGTGTTTGGGAAGTTCAAGAACTGGCTGTTGAAGATTTACAAGGGTATCTCCGGCAGCGCGATTGACATCAAAATCTCGCCTGAGATGAAGAAGGTGTTCGATAGATTGCTCACCCGCTCAGAGCGACTAAAGGGCGAAGGAGAGAAGCCAGCACCCGTTGAGTCGAAAAAGCCAGCACCCGAAAAATCCGACATCTCAGAGCATCAACGGGAAATCGAGACAGCGATGAAGCCGGATCATCTGGCTATCCTTAAATCCGCCAACGAGAAGCTGGCGCGTGGGGAGCCATTGACGGAAATCGAGCAGGGGATGAGGGATTCCGTGGAGCGGCAGTTGCTCGATAAAGGGGATGTGCTTAGGCAGGAGTCGCCACTTACGCCAGAGGAAAAGGCCAAGAGGGATGAAAATGATGCCGCCTACGCGAAAGCGGCGGAAGCTGGCGACACGGAGACGGCGCAACGCATGGTGGATGAGGCGGCGAATAATGAAGGTCTAAAAATCTTGTTTCATAAAACCGAAGGAAAGTTTGATGAGTTTGATCCGTCAATAGGGGAGGGCGGGACGCACCTAGCAACAACAGAGAGGCAACTTGATAATTTACGTGGAAACAAAGGAAAAACAATGCGACTTGCTGTTCGCATAGATAATCCAATCCGTATAAATGACGGGAATTACAACAGCCTTCGCTCCCTATGGATTCAAGCCGTAGATGCGGGTAAGCTGAAAGCCGGAAATTACATTGGTAGCCAACAAGACATTCTACAAAGACTTCGCACAGAAATGCGAAAAAAAGGTTATGATGGATTTGTCTATGAGAACATCCACGAAGGTCACGGAGACTCGTATATCTCTCTTGAGCCATCGCGGATAAAATCTGCCGAGACTATTGTTGAAAAGAACGGTAAAGTGATTCCGCTATCTGAGCGGTTCAATCAGGAATCCACAAATATACTGCGTCAAGAATCGCCACTTACGCCAGCCGAGCTGCGGGCGCAGCAGGAAAGCGACTCAAGCGGATTAAACGCCGAAATTGTGGACAGCATGAAGAAGGACGTTGTTAAGGCGCAGGCGGAAAAGGGCGGCGACATAAAGACATCCAGAGATAAGTGGGTTCTGAGTGAGTTGAAGAAAAAGAAGGGGATGTCGGATGCTGAATACAGCGATTACAAGGACAAGCTGAACGCTGCTTACGATGCCGAGGTATCGGCGCAGGAACTCCCATCAATTCCTAAGTCTGAATCTATCAAAGGGCAGCGCGACAACATTCGCGGTTATGTAGCCATTCGACTGCGAAACTTTGAAGCCGACAACGCTGATTTGATTGAGAAATCTCCCGATGCGGCTAAGGCCGAATGGAAGAAATTGATCATGCGCGAGATCAATGAATCCGGTGCAGCGAAGAAACTTACTTCCGGTCAAATAGAACACGCTGCAAACGAGGCTTGGAATCTAGGCAGGGACACAAAGGGGAAGCGCAGGGCTTCATCTGATGATGCTTTTCCGACAGAGGGAACAATCTCAGAAGCCATACAGAGCATGGGCGGCATTAGCTCCAAAGACAAAGCTCCGGCGGGAATTGCGGCGGCTCATCTTTCCAAGCTATACGGCGGCGAGGGGGCTGATTCTGCTGATTTAGTAGCATCGGCATTGAAAGACCGACTACCAAAGGGTTCGCTCGGAACTGCCGAGGAATTATGGGATGCGATTAAACGCGAAAGCGATTCGCATTTAAGGATGAAGGCGCAGGCATCACAGGCGAAAGCCGAATATGATACTGCCGTTAAGTTTAGAAAGTTTGTGCGAGAAAATGCGATTCAAGATATTCCCGGTCTGATACCAGCCCGCATATCAACCGACATGATCGGCGCAAAGGTTGTCGTGGACGGTGAGCCGATGGAAGTTACGGTTAATGCTAATGGCGATTTCGTCCTCAAAAGCGGAAAAGATTTTGACGGGCAGGGCAAGTTCGGGACGCAGCGCGTAGAGGAAGGCGAATACGTCTATATTGAAAGGGTTCTCTCCATGCCCGGAGAGGGCGACGGCAGGGCTACCAGCGCAACCAATAATGCCGTGATGAAAGCACTAGCGGCTATTGGTGCGCCGGACGTTGAGCTTGGGCCGAAGGTTAGCGATGCAGAAATTTGGAGTCGAGCGAAAGCGGAACTCGCCTTGAACCCAAGGGCTGCCGATGAGCTTGTTACGCGGATCAATAGTCCGAAAGAACCCGGTTCTCTCGTTCTATCTACCCATCAACAGGCGTTGCTTCTCTACAAGCACATTCAACTACAAGTTGAGATAGAGCCTGTTAATGCCGAATGGGTGGAGGCTATGTCTGTGAAAGAGGGAACTCCGCTTACCGCTGCAATGCGTGAAAGGAATGAGATATTGAGCGGAAAGCGAGAGGACTTGCAGCGCAGATTGTTTGAGTTTGCCAAGGCCAATGCCGCCATTGGTAGCGAAGCGGGAAGGGCTTTACGCTTCCGTCGCGTGATGGCTGATTACAGTTTCAGTTCTTCCTCTGTGCAGGCGCAGATGATGGAGAATCTTGGTCGCCCGCTTACAGAGGACGAGATCAAGGACTCAATCCGGCTGACGGGACAACTTGACGGGCTGAACCGGCAGTTGGAGGAACATCGTGGTCAGATAGTCGAGAGGCTGGTTGATGCTGGCGCAAGGGATGCGTTCGACATGATGAAAACCGAGATGACGTTGGGCGGGGCATTGGGCAGCATTTTCAAGAGCGGCAACAAGAAGGCGTTGTCGGGGATTTTTAGCGCAATGAGAAATGAGGCGCAGGCGACTTTCAGAGAGTGGTCGGCAGCGAGCAAGAAAAGGTTCAACGAAATAGACTCGCTCGCTGTTGAACTTGATCTGGAAGCAATGCCGTCAAACAAGCTGCAACAGGCGGAAACCGCTTGGCAACGTCTCGCAAGGCTTGAGGCAACAGATGCGGCAGTTGCGATAGCTTCCGGTGCTTCAAAGGAAATCTGGAAACAGGCGATGATCAAGAGTCACCCTGATGTGTATGGCAGGTTCTCAGCGAAAGAAGCCAATGAGCGGCTGGATCAGGCGTGGAGCGATGGGCCAGCTGCGCTTGCGGAGAAAATCGCAGAGAACACAAAGGCCAAGAACAAAAAGAAAACGGTATCTGATGCAGAGATTGAGAACGGCAAGAAGCAAATCGAGAAAACCCTTGTCCGTAAATCCAAGACAGCCGAGCAGCTTGCAGAGGAAGCCCCGAAGAAGCGCGAAGCAGTCCTCGCTGGTGTTGAGGCCGCGAAAGCAGAAGGCGGCGAACTTGGCGATCTCAAGAAAGCTGTCCGCAAGATTGCTGAAACATTCATCGAGGAAGGAGAGCGCGATTATGACACTTTGATCCGCAGAACCACGCAGGAGATTCAGAAGTATTTCCCCGAAGCGGTGGATCACGACATCAAGCGGCTGTTCTCCAACTACGGGGATTACAAGGCAGCAACCACGGACGAGATCAAGGTGACGAAGGCGCACATGAAGCAGCAGGCGTTGGTGGAGTCTCAGCTTTACGACATTCTGCAAAAGGGCAGGCTTCCATCCCGCACGGGTAAGGCGCGTGTGCTTTCGCCGGATGTGGTTCGGCAGGCTGTAATCAGAAGGCGCGAAGAAATGCGCAGATTGAATCTGACCGCAGATGATCCAGCGCAGCAGATGAAGGACTCGCTGGATGTCCGCAAGACCTACTATCGCAACAGGATTCTCGACTTGGCGCAGGAAATCAAAACCAAGCAGAAGATTATCGAGCAGAAAACACCAGCCCGCACCGACCCAGAGCTTGAGAAGATGAAATCGGACTACGCACAACTGAAAGCGGAGCGCGACTTGATATTCAAGGAAGGGCTGACGGATGAGCAGCGGCTTGCGCGTGCTATGCGGGTTGCTGAACGTGAGTGGCTGAACTCCCGTCAGAAGCTCTCAGATGCCCGCCAGCAAATCTTTCCGCCGAAACAGGAGAAAGCCCCGTTGCCGTATAACGAGAACCTAGAAAAGCTGAAAGCGGAGACGGAAGCCTATCGGGATGAATACAGGGCATTGCGCGATCTTGATCCAACCATTCGCAGGGAGAAAGCGTGGAAGGCGAATCTGTCCATGATTGAGCGGCTGCAAAAGACCATCGCGGATTACAGGACAGGAACGGAGCCGCCTAAAGCCGAGAAGGAGAAGCTGACAGACCCGGAACTCAAGCAGCAGCGGAAGCAGATTGAACAACTCAGGGCTGATCTTGAAGATTTGAAAGCCCCGATGAAGGAGTTGGAGCGTGCAAAGCAGGTCCAGGATGACATAGACGCGCTGACCGACAAGATTGATACGGGCAACATCTCGATGAAGAAGCGTCCATCGCGCAGGGAATCGGCTGAAATCGAGGAACTGAAACGTCAGCGCACCGGATTGCAGAATGAACTGAATCAGATGCGCAGGGATAAGAAGGGCAGGAGCGAAGCTGAATACATCAAGTCGCTCGACAACCGGATTGCAGAGGTTCTGCGTAAGCTGGCCGACAACGACATTCTCAAGAAAACAAAGACCAAGTTTGACAGCGAAGAAGTAAAGCAGCGCGAGGAAATCTTGAAGGAGTTGAACAATGAGTTGCAGACGCTCAGGGATGGGCCAAAAGCACCTTTGGAGGAACTTGCGCTCAAGCGTCGTAAGGCGCAGTTGAGCCGCAACCTTGCTGAACTGGAACGGCGCATAGCCGAGGGCGACATTGATCCGAAACCACGGAAAGAACCTACCCCGCTGGATAAGGAAGGGGAGGAAATGCAGAAGAAGATTGAAGTGTTACGGCATCAGATTGTCGTGATGCTTGAGGCAAAGCGGATTGAGGGTCAGACATGGCTGGGTCGCAACGTGGATAAGTTTGTTGCGTATGCGCGGTGGGCAAAGATTACAGGAATTGCGGTGCTTGGAAAATTGTCAGGGGCGGCGGCAGCGCGGCTTTTCCTGACGAACCCCACAGAGATTGCGGCAGGCAAGCTATTGGAGGCTTCGCCGTTCATTGGCGCAGGGATGAAGCGGTTGCAGATGCTATCGCAGCGGGGGCGGGATGTGATGAGCTTCACGGAGTATCTGAGGAACTTCAAGAAGCTGTGGGCGACTACAAAATCCGAGATCGGCAATGTCGTGAAATACGGAAAAACAAGTCAGGAAATGGCGTATGGAAAGCGGGTATATCCGCCTCTGCTGCCGAAGTGGATGGAGTATGTGGCCGCGCTTCACCCGCTCTTGAAGCTGCCCGTTTTTATGAACGAGTTCAACCGCAGCTTTGATTCCCGGATGAAGGATGCGCGGTTGCGCGGCGAGGACGTTACCAACGACAACGTGATAGACCGGATCAAGAATGAGGCGACGATTGACGGGCTTCGCTCAAAGTTCCAAAACGATAATTTCCTGACCAAGCGATTCGCCATGATGTCGGCTCGGAGAGACACCAAGGGCAAGTCGAATATCCATGCCGTAGGTGATGCAGCTATTCCAAGGCTGATGAACTTCCTGTTTCCGGTTGTCAGTGTGCCGACCAACTATTTCCTTGAAGCACTAACATGGGGGCCATTAGGACTTGCCAGCGGACTTACGAGAACGGCTGGACGCCCCGGATGGGAGGCATTAAAAGGCGTATTTAAGAAAGGCGGAAACGCGAAGGAGGCTTGGAACGAAGGATGGGAGCGCGTGTGGGCTGAAATGACACCGGAGAACGCAGACTCGATTCATCGGCATCTTGTGCGCGGATCAATCGGAAGTGCGCTATTCCTTTTGGGGCTTGCCGCGAAGGATTATATCGGCGGATTTTGGACTCGGAAAAAGAAGGACGAGGATGAAGTCGAATACGGCGACATTAGGATTTTCGGGATCAACTTTAGCCATACTTTTCTGCATTGGCCGATGGTGGAAGCATTGAATCTTGGTGCATCAACCGCTCATATGTATGAGGACAACAACAGCGAAAGTCGGGCTGTTGCTGCCATTCAATCTTTTTTCAATTCACAAGGGTTGGAATTATTCAACAATCCGTATTCACAAGGCATAAAGCGGATTTCAATGATGATGGAAAATCCGGTAGTTGGTAGCGGCGATCTTTTGTTCAAAGGCAACATCCCGCAGTTCATTCGTGAGATTGCGAAGGGAACCAGCAAGATGCGCGATTTGTCGGAGAAGAAGAAGCTGGATTCCGCCTTCGATCACTTCAAAGATTCGTTCCCGTGGTTCCGCGATGAATATCTTGATGATGCGGGTGAGAAGAAGCCGCCAAAGCCAAAGAATTATTTTAAATAGCAGGCTGAAATATCAACGCGCCTTAGTAATATACTTTAGTTTTTTTGCATTTTTCTATTGACGATATTTCCCGTCTATGGTTTAAGTTCTCCCCGCAATGAAACAACCCAAATCGAAACCCAAATCGGGCAAGACCATAAACATTGATGAGAATCTTCATCAGCGTATCCGAATAGCTGCCGCCCGGATGGGCGTTAAGCTAAAGGACTTCGTGGAGCTTGCTCTTAAAGCACTACTCAAATGACTATTAACATCCAAACACTTGCCGCTACACCGCGCATGAATCTCGTCGTCACGAAGGCGGCGAAATATCTGCAAGAAACCAAGGAACCGTTTGAGGACGTAATCAACCACGTTATCAAGATGCTGCTCATCGAGGGCGGCAAACTTGAAGTCGAGAACAACGGACTCAAGTCGCAAGTTGAGGCATTTAAATCCATCCTGCAATCGCTAGAGGATGGCGAGATGCTTCATTCCGACGACCCTGTTCCAGATATGCCATTCAACCCAAGTAGAAACTAACCAACAACAACCAAAACACAACAACCATGAGTAACATTGTATTACGTAACGTCCGTCTATCGTTCCCGCATCTGTGGGAAGCCAAAGCTGCGCAAGGTGGCGGCACACCCAAGTTCAGCGCATCCTTGCTGCTGGACAAAGCAACCAACGCCAAGGACATTGCCGCAATCCGCGCTGCAATGACCGAAGTGGGCAAAGCCAAATGGCCCGCTGGCATCCCGAAAGGCTGCATTCCATGCCTCAAGGAGGGCAACACGAAAGACTATGACGGCTACGACGAATCCAATATGTTCGTCTCCGCTTCATCCGATAAACGCCCTATTATCGTGGACACCGATCCTACGGTTGCGCTGGTCGAAGCTGACGGAAAGCCCTATGCGGGCTGCATCGTCAACGCCTGTATTCGGCTATGGGCACAAGATAATCAGTTTGGCAAAAGGATAAATGCCCAACTTACGCACATCCAGTTTGTCGAGGATGGAGAGGCATTTGGGGATGCGCCCTTAAATGCGGTGGATGTGTTCGGCGCGGTAGCAGGAAAACCCTCTGCCAAGTCTGCCACTAAACCCGAAGCAACAGAAGCCGTTGCCGACGACGACATTTCTTGGTAGAACTTTAGCGGGGTTGTTCCCGCTGAACGGATAAACGCAATTCGTGTGTTCATAACAGCGTGACAGGCCGGAGAGACGGCCACTTACTTTTACATACTATGCACATCACTAACGGAATCCATAAAGGTCTAGCAGACCCAACCTACCGCGCAATCGAAGGACTATCGCAATCCGCGATGAAGTCTCTCATGCGCTCGCCGGGACACTTCAAACATCAGCAGGAGAACCCGCGCACCGGAACTCCCGCTATGATTATGGGACGTTTGTTCCATCATCTCGCTTTAACCCCTGACGTTGCCCCGTGGTGGGCTATCAAGCCTGACGGCATGAGCTTCGCCACAAAGGAGGGTAAGGCATGGCGGGCAGAGCAGACAGGGGAAATCGTGAGTCAGGATCAATGGGAACAGAGCAAAGGCATGGCTATGTCCGTGCGCCAGCATCCCGCTCTACCAACATACGAAGCAACCGAAGTCTCCGTGTTCGGGGAGATGGACGGGGTGAAGGTCAAGGCACGGCTGGATGCGCTGGCTGGTGACATATGGGATTTGAAGTCCACCGATGACGCGAGGCCGGAAGGATTCGGCAAAAGCATATTCACATACGGCTACTACATCCAAGCCGCTTTCTACTTAGACTTGTATAACGAGTTTGCAACGAAAAAGGCTGAATCGTTCTACTTTGTAGCCGTGGAGAGCGAACCTCCGCACGGTTGCCGAATCTACCGTCTATCCGATGCTGCCGTGGAGCAGGGGCGCAACGAATACCGTCGCCTGTTGCAGGTGTTCAAGTTCTGCGCCTCGCATAATAGCTGGCCTATCTATGCCGACGAAGTATCTGAAATCGGGTTGCCGGGGTGGGCTGTAAAGAATCTCGACATCAATCCATTCGCATGAACAACCCTGACACCGATTGCCGCAAATGCAGTGCGCCCATGAACCTTGTCGCCACATCCAATTTCACGATTACAGGGTATCTCTGTGAAAAGTGCGATCACTGGAACAACCTGACGCGCAGGAAGCCGAGGAAACAAAAATGACTGCTACACACCTAGACGGACTCGACAAGTGCGACCTGCACAAGCGCACTCCATACGGCATCACAAATGTCCGCATGACGCAATTCAGTATTGCCCGCCACTACGGGGTAGTCACGTTCAACGGTGACACGTTCATCTACTTCCCCGACACGGATGAGCTTGTCCGGGATGATGTTCTCAAGTGGAAGAAGAAATCACAGCAGAAGCCGAGGAAGCAGAAATAAATGCAATCGCAACTGTCTATCCCTGATTCAGTTAAAAACAATGTTCAACTTTGTTCAACAATCCACTTGAACTCACGACAAATCTCACATACAAGACGCTCTATGTTCGCCAAAGTTTTCTCTCAAATCTTCGATTCCTCCATAGCTGAAAGCCATACAGTCAGGCATATCTTTATGGACTTGCTGGTTCTGGCCGATGCAACGGGAGTAGTGGATATGACGATGCACGCTATATCCAGACGCATCAATGTTCCGCTGGAAGATGTTCGTGCGGCAATCGAGAAGCTGGCAAGCCCTGATCCGCTGTCGCGCTCGGAGCGAGAAGAAGGGCGCAGGATTGTCTTGATTGACTCACATCGGGATTGGGGCTGGCAGATTGTGAACTACGAGCATTACCGCAAAACACAGGACGAAGATGCTCGCCGCTCTTATTTCCGAGATTACCGCAAGGCTGAAAGAGACAAGAAGCGTGCAACCCTGTTCAATGATGTTCAAGTCGGTTCAACCGTGTTCAATAAAGTCACACAGGAAGAAGGAGATGTAGAGGTAGAGGAAGAAGAACAAGAAAAGAAGAAGTCGGCTACGCCTCCTGCAACTCGCAAGCCCGCTATGCTTCTTGATGCAGATTGGATTACTGGACTGCAACGGATGGATGCTTATCGCGGCATCAACATTCCCGCTGAACTGCAAAAGGCTCAAGTTTGGTGTGAAGCGAAGCGTCGTAAATGCTCCCGTCCTTTCTTTGTGAATTGGATCAATCGTGCGTGCGCGGATCGCGCAGTTGTCGCGTCTCCTGCTATCAAGCCTCAGAAATCCCGTGGTCAATGTATCGGTGAAGCGGGACAACGCTATGCCCTGTTGGAGAATTACAACGATTGGCCGAAACGCGCTGACGGCAGCAACCAGACACCCGATGAAGTTGGGGATGCCGATTGGAAGAAACAACTACCTGCGCTATGAACGCTCAACCCGAACTCGACTTTTCCGGCCCCGCGCTGCGCGATGCAGCGGCAAGAAGGACAGACCCAACAACATCGCATGAAGCTGCTGCTTCGATAGAGGGAACTGAGGCAACGCGCTTGCAGGGTATCGTGCTTGATGCGCTGAAACACAACCCTATGGGGCTTACGAATCATGGGCTAGTGCGTGTCACTGGCTTGGCTTGGAACACCGTGTCCCCTCGCATCCGACCCTTGGTGCGAAAGGGTCTTGTATGCGACACCGGAAGGCGTGAGCGCGAAGCCGCTGGACGCAGATGTATCGTTTGGGCGTTAACCGAAGGAGAGCTATGAGCGAACAGACCTACCTACCCGACATCCACCGGATGCTCCCTCAATCCGAAGAAGCCGAAAAAGGGGTGCTGTCGTGCTTTGTTCTTAGCCCAAACGAGGTAGGGGCTATTTGCTCCAAGATGGGCATTGACGCGAAGCACTTCCTGATTCCCGCTCACTCCCTGTTGTTTCGAGCGGCAACCGCGCTATGGAAAGCAGGGAAACCCCTAGACTTCATCACCTTGACGCAGTTCCTACGGGACAAGGGCAAGCTGGATCAAGTGGGTGGGGCTGCTGCCGTTTCTTCCCTGTTCACGTTTCTGCCGACAGCGGCTAACGCTGAATACTATCTCGGACTTCTCACAGAAAAGGCGATTGCTCGCGCTTTGATTCACATCGGGACAAAGTATGCGTCCAAAGCCTATGACGAGCAGGGCGGGGTTAATGCGCTCGCGGCTGAACTGCACCGTGAAGTCTGTGAACTGCTAGGGCAGGGGCGGATCAAGGATCAGCCTATCAAGGAAGTGCTGAAAGAAATCCTGCAAGAGATAGCCAGTGGTAAGGAGGATGAAAGCAATCTGCCGACCTACATCCCGGCACTCGATTCCAACCTAAAGCTCTATCGCTCTGACTTTGTAGCTATCAAGGGCGGCACGGGTAGCGGTAAATCCTCTCTCGGTTCACAGATTATCGTGGAGACGGCTATCAGGGGTAGCAACAACCTGTTCTTTCCCCTGGAAATGTCAGCGAAGCAATGCCTTAAAAGGGCTATCGCGGGCATCTCCGGTCACAATATGGAGGCTGCACGGTTCCAGATGAAGGTTGCTCTCAGAACGGGCGATATGTCAGGCACGCAGGAGATGCAGAGGGATGTAGCCAATGCCGTGCAGCAGCTTGTATCGAGCAACCTACGGATGCCGAAGTCGTGCAGGACGCTCAACTCGATTATCGGGGAGTGCCGTAGCGCGAATGCGGAGAAGCAGCTTGATTATGTCCTCATAGACTACATCCAGTTGCTACATATCGAGGGCACATTCGGGACTCGCCAACTGTCCATCGGTCACGCGACTCAGACATTGAAGCGGCTGGCTGACGAACTCAAGTGCATCATCATCACCCCGTCACAGGTGAACAAGGATGGGGTATCGCGGGAAGCAGCGGACATCGAGAACGACGCTAACTCTGTAATCGCCATTGACTACAACAAGGAGGACGGGGAGCGCAAGGTGCGCGTGGAGAAGCAGCGCGAGGGTGCATCGGGTATCGAGATACCGCTGGAATGGAATGGGCCTTTAACCAAGTTTGAACCTATAAAATAATGAAAACATACATCATAGATTGGGGTGCTGGATGCACCGCAGGCGGAAGATACGCGCTGATACAGGCTAAATCACTAGATCATGCAATAGTGGATGCAGATCAAGTTGGTTGGCCGTTCACGATTGCGGAACTCAAGATTCCAGTGGACGAAGGAATCCGATACATGGAAATAGATAAACCGAAAAAGCACTATCAGGGCGCGAAACTTTCGGACATCAAAATGCAGAAAGCCGATTCTTGGATTAAAGATAAACCCGCGCATTATGGACAGGGAAACAATTAAACGCCTATTCCCGAATGCCTCTGCATCCCTGATACAAGCCAACCTACAAGACTATGGACAAGCTCACGTTGAAAATCCCCGGACGACTCCCGTTGTGGAATCAAATACTTGCGATGCACCACTGGAAACGAAAGAAGTTCAAGGACGCGCAGATGGACGATTTCTTGTCCGCGTTATCAGTTGCCGCAAGCGACTTGCAGATGAGGACGGGCTGTGCGAAAAATATGTTTTGGATTGCTGCCGATACGCTGGCCTCATTCCAGACGACGCGCCGGGCATCTGCAAAGTCGAAACGAGCCAAAGGAAAACCGCGAAAGGCGAAGCGGAGCATACGATCATCGAAATAACACGACCATGAGCAACAACGAACTATTCACCCTACCCCCGTCACAACCGTCACCCCTGCAATCCGCTCGCCGCGCATTGGCTGATGCTGAACGGGATTACAAGGCTGCGCTGGAACGCTGTAACGGGGATGACGCTGAACTCACATCACACGAACGCGCTGTAAATCGCTACACGGAACTCGTTAAAGCCGAAGAACTTAAAGAACTTAATAACCGCGCTGTGCATACTCGCCTTTGATATGTCTCTCAATAGGCATCTGTGTCCCTGTGAAAAGAGTCCGCAGATGAATAATGGTGGTAAAGTTAGTATCAAGGAAGATACGGTGATTGCCGTTTCTTGCGCGGTTATTATTCCCTTCAACCGATGGAACAGGATTTCGTAGCAATCTTCAAAGCCTCAAAGCCTAAGCTGTCCGACTTCCTGATCCGCCATGACGTATGCACCTACTACTCGAAAAACTGGACAATCGGCAACCCGTGGATCGCGTGGTTCAATCACCCCGCATCCGATCCAGAGCATCGGACTTTCGTGCAGCTTGTGGAGCGGTATAGCATGGAAGCGTGCTCCCGGCGCAACCTGTGCGCCACTGGACGGGATAGGGAGGATGCGTGTCGGAATCTAGCCAAGCTGAACAACCTGACGTTCCCGTAATACGGATATACGGTCACGGGTTGTTCTTCGTCCACTCGACTAATAGCGGGAAGGATTATCTCGTTGATCTGTCTGATCCAGAGTGGCCGGACGGTCAATGCGATTGCGCTTTCTTCCGATATAAGCTGTATCCCTTGATCGTGCGAGGACTGCCCCCGGCGAACAGGGCTTGCAAGCACATCGAAGCTGTGATTGAATCGGGTCTATGGAACAACAAGTAACTTCTGTCCCCGAAAAAAACGAATATTCGTTAGAGCAGAAGGACGCTATCAAGATACTTGTGATCGAAATTGGCGTTGCGCAAACGTCCCGGCGGTTGAATATCCCCGTCTCAACCGTGCAATCGTGGGTGGATCGTTATGGCTGGCTCAAGAACATCCCTAAGCACCTGCTGCCGACTCGCCGGAGGAACAAGATGCCGATGAAGCCAAGTGATGCGCTGGTGCAGGAGTTCAAGGAACTGGATGGAGATTCTAGGATTAACCTAGCCCGTGGGCTGAATAAGGGCGCAAAGGCAATCGGCAAGATGAACGGGCATGAGGTTATTGATCGGGCGACTGAGGTTAAATCCGTGGTGCAGAGCATCGCCCTTACCCATGCTTGGGATTCCACTCGTCCCGTCAACAAGGTGAGCCTGTCCATCACGGGCAACGGCAAGGCAATCGAGGGTGCGATAGATGCGGAGTGGTCTGAGATAGGGGATACGAATCTGTTGGAGGATTAGCGTTCAAAGTTACAGCGCGGGAAGCAGGAACTTAGTCACAACGCAAAACCGCCGCACCTTTTAACTGCAAAAGATGCGGCGGCAAAAAACAAACTTCGGGTGTGTTGATTACTTCTTCATGGCTTTCCTCCTTTCGGGCTTTTTAGTCGGGTTACGTGCTTCCGTCAATCGGGCTTTCTCGATTGCCTTCTCGCGCAGTATGGCGGCAGCGCGTGCGCGGTTGTTGGTTAGGATGAAATGGAGCAGGTTCATCGTTTGTAGTAGTTGGCGATTTCAAAGTTCAGCCCTTCCAGATTGTCCTTGGTGAAATTGTCCATCAGGAACGCGACGGCATCGGATGAGCGGGCAAAGCGTAGCCGCGCAAAAGCTCCTTCTGGCCCCACGTTTTCGCTGATACACATCTCCACACATTGCACGGGTTCGCCGTCAATAGGGAGCGGAGAGACAAGCGCATCAAGGTCAACGGGGCATCCGGCACAACCTCGTAGTCACCCCATCCCCACGCGCCTTTGCCAGTGGTTTCTAAGTCTTGCAGGAATAGGGCGGCAGAGGATAACATCCGAGGATAGTCCACGGGGTTGATTGCATAGCTGCCAAGCGGGGTTGATTGCAGGTCTGCGAGTGCATCGCGCAGGGTTGCGCCCTTGCCGATGATGGTCTTGTTGGTGTCGCCGTGGCGAACGGTGAAGCGTATGGATTTCATAGATTAAAAGGTGATTTCATTGTCGTTGTTGTCCCAAGCGCGTCCATTGTAGGAGATGCGGGCGATTTGGGTTTTCTTGCTGCCGCTGACTTGATAGACTTTGCCGCCCGTCCAGTTGCCGCCGCCGAGTCCATTGCTTTCAAGGTATTCACGGCATACGCTGGATGCTTCTTCGATGGATTTGACATCCACCAGCTTGCGCTTGGGGCTATCGGTGGGTTCGATCCAATAGCCTCCGCAGATGTCGGGGTTCTTGGCGTGACTGAGTGCTACTTGTAGTTTCATAGGTATTTTTAGTTGCTGGTTTATTTGATGAACTCGCGCAGGATGCCGGAGATGTGCCATTTAACTTTGCCGTTTCGGAGCATTGCGCGAAGGTGGAGAAGGATGCGGGTGATCATTGGATGAGTTGGAGTTGAGCGGGATCGGTGTCCTCGATGAGCATCGTGATGCTGAACGGCTCGCCCCGATCCACGGATTTAGCGAGACTTGCGATTTTCTTCCTGTCTGCCCCGTATTCAACGAGACGGTCAGTGACTTGATCCAGAGTATCCCCAGAGCAGCGTATAAAGGCGGCGTGCGGGGCTTTTTCTAGGATTTGCCACCCGATACCCTCAACGCTGCCTCCTGAGGGCCTAGAGACGGTTCCGGCGTTGTCGGGTTGCAGGGCTTTGAGGGCTTCCGCGCAATCCCAAGGTGTCGGGAAGCTCAGAACGATGTCGGCGCAGTAGTCGCCCCAAAAATGGTGAGCGAGTTGGCCGGATGCGGTGATTTGCTTTTTCATGGTCGTGATTAGAGGTTTGATTTGAGTGCGGCGGCGATGAGTTTCGCCTGTTCGGGCGTTGCGCTGTTGATTGCAAAAGAGACGGAGCCGCCAAAGTTTGCCGTCCATGATGCATTTTTGAAGTAGCCGGATGTTTCGGGCTTCTTGGTGTGGTAGTTCTCGCCAAGCGGCTTACCAAAGCACTTAGCGACGGCTTGCGCGGACTTCGCTTGTGCATCATCGGCAGCATCGAGTTGCGCGATCTTGGTGATTGCCGCCTCTTGCGCGATTTCTGAATCAGGGAGCAATCGGGATGTGATAGCCTTGGCGATTTTTGCTGGTGGAGTTGTGTCGGCAACCGTGATCGAAGGTGCTGCCAGCTTGGTATTGCCTACCCAGAGATCGAGATAGCTGCCTTTGTGCCGTGGGCGTGAATGACTGATCTGGATGCGCCCTTTCTTGTTCCAGCCGCCGCCGCCGATGAACAGCGCGAGTCCGTCCTTGCGGGTCAAAAGCCAGTTGCAATCTGCATACTCATCAGATTGCGGGGTTGCCTTCCAATCTGCGCCAAGTGCGGCAGCAACCGCTGCATAGCAGTCGGCTTTCGGGTATTCCAAGGTTTCGGTGCGGAGATAGTCGAAGTCTGCGCCGTCATTGCCGAAACGCTTCTGCGCGAGTTCGGGGGTTTTGCCGTAGGCGCAGAACTCTGATGCCATTTGGTCAGTTGGTTGCTTGTGCTTGAATATGTGTTTTAGGATTACGGGTTTCATGGATTTGGTTTGTTTTTCTGTTCGGGTGATTCCGTTCAGTGGGATGGAGAAAACAGCATCCTGCCGTTGGAGTCAATAACTATTTTACATTTTTACACGATAGCTTCAAGTTACAGGGTAATCCCGGCTTCAACCGTCAGGACGATACGGGTGATCAACGGCAAGCTGCGCAGGGTGGGCGTTTCGCTTCAAGTTACAGCGCAGTCGGGATAGGTAGGATCAGGGATGGTCAGCGCACCAGCGGCAAGCTGCACAGCGACGGGGATGCCAGGTTCAGATGTATTGATTATCGGGTGCATTGATAAAAGCGGCGTCGGGTGCTGGGTCTGCTGGAGGTGCTGGAGGTGCTGGAGGTGCTGGAGGTGCTGGAGGTGCTGGAGGTGCTGGAGGTGCTGGAGGTGCTGGAGGTGCTGGAGGTGCTGGAGGTGCTGGA